TGCGCTACCCGACCACTGCGCAGTGGTTCGAGCATCTTCAGCAGGAGTTGATCCGTTTCCCGAACGGGAAGCACGACGACCAGGTCGACTCGCTCGCGTGGGCGTTCATTCGCTTGGCGCGCGGTGCACTGCCGCCGAAGCCCCGCGAGCGGTACCGTCGGAAGACGGAGCTAACGGTCGAGCAGAAGCTGCGGCGGTACGCACGCGGAGGCGGGCGTGGCCACGTGGCGTCGTCCCACATGTCCGCATGAACCCGAAGATCTACATCGCGCCGGGCGCGGAGAAGTGGCGTTCCTGGGCGCTCGCGAAGTACAACCAGCTGGAGCAGGTGCGGCGGGCGAGCGACCTGGCTACGCTGAAGCGGTTCTACGTCCCCGAGGACGGGGTTCGCATAGACTTGATCGCGCACGAGACGGCGCCGTGGATTCGCGTGTTCGGCGGGAAGCCGGATCGCCGTCTGTACCGGAGTAATGGCTGGCGGGCGCAGTACATCGAATCGCTGACGTTCATCGAAGGGGAGAACGAGTACGCTGCGCTCGTGCCCGGGATCGGGGTGCCGAAGTTCAAGACGTGGGCATCCTATGGCCCCGCGATGACGCAGGCGGAGCGCTACGCGGCGTACGAGGAGGAGGGGAAGAGGATCGCCAAGGCGAAGTCGGTGTGCTCGAGGGTGCATCTGTCTGGGTACATCCCCGGCGTCGGATCGCTGCTGCCTGCGCAGATTGCGTTCCGCGTCACGGTGCCGACGGCGATGAGACCTTACATCCCGGTGCCCTCGGTGTCGTACACGGAGGACCCGTCGGCGGACCCGGTCGTTTACCAGAACGCGGAGCTGTATCTCGCGGCGGTGCGCGGCGGCACGTTCATGGCTGGCAAGGACCTGTGGGCGTACTTCTGGTACATCGCGCCGGGCTACAGCGCGTACTACTACACCGTTGGCGGGGCGGGGCTGTATCCAGGCTACCTCGTCCCCGTGATGTTCAAGGTGTCGGACCTGGTTGCTGCGAAGGCGCAGACGCAGAGTGGGGCGTACCCGGTGGTGGATGGCGTGATGGTGGACCTCCACTCAGCGATGCTCGGCGCGGCGGGGTACAGTCTCCCGACGCCGGGCTCGAGCTTCACGACTGCGCAGCTGGCTTCGGCGTCGTTGACGACTCACTACGGCGACGAACGTATCGCTTCGTTCTCGGTTACCAAGAACAGCGAGACGACGTCCTCGGCGTCTGGGGCGATCGGTGGGTACAGCTACACGTCGAACTTCTACCAGTACTCGTGGTCCCACACGGCGGCGACGGTCTCGCCCGGCTGGGGCGCCACGGGCGAGGTGACGCTCGGCGCGGGGACGTCGACGGTTACGACTGAGGAGATGGTGCGTCCGGCGGCGACCACGACCTGGGACGGGGACTACTACGGTCCGATCTTGTACGGGCATTCTGGCTACTACCCGGTAGCGGGGTATCCTGATCTGTCGGGGCACAGTGAAATCGCTGAGTGGGCGGTGGCCACGACGCAGCGCGCACAGCGCGCGGTGGTGGATGTCGGGGTGCAGACATTCCCTGCGCGTTCTGGCGAGCCGTACGGCGGCACTTTCCAGACCTGCCCGCAGACAACTTCGGCACCGCCGCCGTACCCGCCGGCGCCGACCGGGTTGTACGCGAACCCCGGGACGAGCGGGTGGACGGGGACGTACGTGAACTACCGGACACCGCCGGTGGATGAGTTCGGGCTTGCGGAGCCCACAGTGTACGGTGTCTACTCGAAGCCGGATGTGACGGTTTACTCCACGGACTCGGGGGTCGCGGCGTCTCTGCCGGCGGCGTGGAGCCTCGAGCCGACGATCTCTCAGCCGACGTTCTCTATGCTGAGCGGCTCGTCGTCCGGCACGATAACGGGCATCTACGAGTACAGCCCAGGGCTTACGACGAACACGCATCGCCTGGTGTCGGCCGCGACGTTTGCGGGTTCGCCGGCCGCGACGAGCGAGGTTCGGCACGGGGCGGAGATGCTCACGGCGCTCAACGGATACATCCAACTGTCCTGGCCGGATGCGCTGGAGGACGGGACGTACGGGCTGTTCGTCGCCCAGGTCGTGAACCAGACGCTCTTCAACTCCGCAAGCGCGGTCCTGAAGTCCTCGTCCTCGACGGAAGAGGAGCGGGAGCAGGCGCGAGCGGACATCATGGCCTCGGTTGACGTGAAGCTGAACAACTGCATGACGCCGGACTTGCTGGCATACCTCGTGTCGGGCTACACGTACTTCGTGGCTTGACGCTATGCTCTTGAACCTGCTACAATCACTTGTCCAAGAATCGAGGTCCTGATGGCTACCGACACTCAGATCGCCCAGGACCAGTGGGACCGCTACGTCTACGCCCGCGACGCGGGTCATCTCGACTTCGTCCTGAAAGCCGAGATCTGCGAGCGCTTCCTGGCTGGTTACCCGAACCTCCAGTGGAACCCGTCCGACCTGGCCGAGCTCCAGGCGGCGAAGCGTCCGGCGCTCACGGTCAACAAGATCCTCTCGACCCTGAGCAACATCTGGGGCGAGCAGATCCAGTCTCGTTCTGAGATCATCTTCAAGCCGGTCTCGGGGGCCCCGAGCGGGAACGCAGACACCCTGACGAAGGTCTGGAAGCAGGTCGCCGACGCGAACCAGCTGAACTGGGTGCGCTCGGATGTGTTCGCTGACGGGTCGGTCACGTCGCGCGGGTACTACGAGATCGAGATGGACTTCGACACGTCGCCCACGGGCGCGATCCGGATCGGGAAGCTGAACCCGAAGAACGTGCTGGTGGACCCCGACGCCTACGAGTATGATCCGGACACCTGGGCGGACGTCTTCATCACCAAGTGGCTGAGCCCCGACGACATCGCGATCCTGTTTGACAAGGAAGCGGCCAAGGAACTTGCGTTCACGGAGAGCACCTCGGACATTTTCGGGTACGACTCGATCGAGGGGGACCGGGACCGCTTCGGCAAGAACTCCGTCCAGGGCGCGACGGCGGACGTCCGGTGGTCCGGCACACGGAACATCCGGTGCCTCTACCGGCAGCACCGCGAGAAGGCGCGGGTCAAGTTCTTCGTCGACAAGATGACCGGCGACATGACCCAGGTCCCCGAGTCGTGGGACCGGGACCGCATCGCCTACGTGGCTGAGACAGCCGGCCTCTTCGTGCTCGACCGCATGGGCAAGAGGATCCGCTGGACCGTGACGGCCGCGAACCTCAAGCTGCACCAGGACTGGTCGCCGTACCGGCACTTCACCGTGGTGCCGTACTTCCCGTACTTCCGGCACGGCCGCACAATCGGCCTGGTCGAGAACCTCCTCGATCCGCAAGAGCTCCTCAACAAGATCTCGAGCCAGGAGCTGCACATCGTCAACACGACGGCGAACAGCGGCTGGAAGATCAAGAAGGGCGCGCTCGCGAACATGACGACGGACGAGCTCGAGGACTGGGGCGCGAAGACTGGCCTCGTCATTGAGGTGAACGGGTCGGTCGACGACATCGAGAAGATCGCTCCGAACCAGGTGCCTACGGGCATCGAGCGGATCGGCGTGAAGGCGGAGAACAACATCAAGACGATCTCCGGCCGAGGCGACGCGCAGATGGGCATGGCGCGCGCCGACGCCGCGGCGCGTGCGGTCGAGGAGAACAAGCAGTCTGGGAACGTCACGGTCCTCTCGGCGATGGACTCGCTGGAGCGCAGCGACTGGTTGTTGGCGCGTGCCGGCTTGGCGATGATCCAGGACTTCTACACGGACCACAGGATTCTGAACATCACCCACAACGACCTGACCGGCGAGCGGGAGACGATCGAGATCAACTCGCCCGCGGGGGCGGAGGGCGGGGACCTCCAGAACGATGTCACGATCGGCCGGTACGAGGTGAAGGTCATCAGCCAGCCGGCTCGGCGGACGCTGGAGGAGAGCCAGTTCCAACAAGGCGTCGCGCTCATGGAGCTCGGCGTGCCGATCCCGCCGCAGTTCCTGATCGAGAACAGCAACCTGATGAACAAGACGCAGATCATCAAGGCGATGCAGGCTGCGAGCGAGACGCCCGAGGCGCAGATCAAGCAGAAGGCGGAGCTCCTGGCCCATCAGCTGGAGGTCGCGAACCTCAAGGCCGAGGCCTCGAAGACCGAGGCGGACGCGGTGCTCAAGCGCGCGAAGGCCGAGAAGGAGATGGCCGCGACGATGCAGACGGCCACCGAGATGTCCACCGGTCAGAATCCGGAGCTCGCCAAGGCGGCGCAGGAGATGGAGCTCGAGCGCGAGCGGATGGAGATGGAGCGCCAGGAGCGGGCGGAGAAGCTCCAGTTCGAGCGGGAGAAGCACGAGCTGGAGATGCAGGCGAAGCGAGAATCCCAGGCCCTTGACATGCAGCTCAAGCAGCAGCAGGCGGCCGAGGACATGCGCATGAAACGTGCGCAGACCTTGCTGGCGGCGAAGCAGGCCGCGAGCGCTAAACCCGGAGCACAACCACAGAAAGGTGCATGATGCTACTCGAAAAGCTGGGCTACGGCCTCTCGGTCGTCCGCGCTCCCGCGGGCGATGACGGCGAGGACGGCGGTGGCGGGACCGATAGGGGCGACGACTTCGTCCCGTCCGACGACGACGAAGGCGCCGATGCGGCCGCGAAGGCGAAGGCCGACGCGGAGGACAAGGACAAGGACAAGGACAAGGACAAGGACAAGGCCGTCGAGGCTGGAGAAGACGACGAGGGGAAGGACAAGGCCGCGGTCGACAAGGCCGACGACAAGTCGAAGGACAAGAAGAAGGAGCCTTTCATCCCCAAGAGTCGCCTCGACCAGGAGAAGGCCAAGGCGAAGGCTCGCGAAGAGGCGATGAAGAAGCGCATCGAGGACCTCGAGCGCGAGCAGCAGACGCACACGAAGCAGGCGGACGCCTCGAAGTACGAGGAGCACCTCGAGAAGCTCGAGGACGCCCTCGACAAGGCCGAGACGGACGGCGACAAGGCCGCGATCAAGAAGATCCGCGCTGAAATCCGCGAGACCGAGCGCGCGATCGCCCGCGCCGAGGGCCAGGAGCAGATGGCCTACGCCACGGCGGTGGCGGTCGAGAAGATCCGCTACGACGCACTGCTGGACCGCCTGGAGGCGGACTACCCGGCGATCAACCCGGACTCCGACACCTACGACGAGGACGTTATGGCGGAGATCGTGGAGCTGAAGACGGCCTACGAGAAGGCCGGGCAGAGCTCCTCGGCGGCGCTGAAGAAGGCGGCCAAGTACGTCCTCCGCGAGGAGCACAAGGCGTCGAAGGCCGACGCGGACGACGAGGACGGCGAGGACGACGCGGCCAAGGCGAAAGCCGCGGCGCGGAAAGCGGCCGCGGTGGCGAAGGGCGTGGACGCGGCGAAGAAGCAGCCGCCGAACGCGCGCGACGCCGGGAAGGACTCGGATAAGGCCGGCGACAAGGGCATCAACATGAAGACGATCACCGAGGAGGAGTTCGAGAAGCTCCCCGAGGAGACGAAGAAGCGGCTGCGGGGTGACATGTGAACTTCGGCGACGCGCTGATCTACTTGAAGCTCGGCCGCCGGGTCACGCGGTTCGGGTGGAACGGGAAGGGTATGTTCCTGTTCCTCGTGCCGGGCAGTACGTTCGAGGTGAACCGCCCGCCGCTGTTGGGGATTTACCCGGCGGGCACCAAGGTGACGTACTGTCCGCACATCGACATGCGGACCGCGGATGGGAGCGTCGTTCCGTGGCTCGCGAGCCAGACGGACGTGCTGGCGGAGGACTGGATCGAGGCGCCGGAAGTACCCATCGAAGTGAAGGCAACACCATGAAAGCAAAGAAGAAAATGCCGATGAGCCCTCTCCGCAAGGGGCCGGTCCAGCCGAAATGCTGAGGCCGTATGCGGTGGCTCGACCCGCGTTTCTGGCTGCTCAGGGTCGTGCTGCTGCTCATCCTGCTGATCGTCGTCATCCGCGCGGCGCTCGGTGATCACTCAGCCAGCATCGTGCTCCGGGCCCCCGACGGGGCCCGGCTCGAGCTCACCCTCGACGACTGCAACGACCGCATCGTCCTCAACCAGGTTCCCCTGCTGGCCCGGCCGTCGGCGCGCGCGGCGCGCGGCGCTCCGGGCCCGGCGTGCTGGTATCCTGACCCCGAGGTCTCGGAGATCGTGGTGGTGACCCGGAAAGGCGCCGTGCGGCTGCCGCTGACGTACCTTGCGCGAGAGTACAAGGTCTGATAGAATTTCAACATCGCACATCCGGACGCGACACTCCGGACGAGCTCGGGGACCTCACGAAACTCCCTGTCCAAAGACGGTGTAGCAAAGAACAACGACGCGCGTTTACGCGCATGAACAGGACAAGGAGCCAAAGATGGCCAACACCAACTTCACTCTCCTGACGAGCGAACAGAAAGCCGTCTGGAGCCGCGACCTCTGGAAGGTTGCGCGCAATGCGGCGTTCATGACCAAGTTCGAGGGCAAGTCCGAGAACAGCATGATTCACCGCGTCACCGAGCTGACCAAGACCGAGAAAGGGGATCGCGCGATCGTGACCCTCGTCCCGGATGCGGAAGGCGACGGCGTGGTCGGGGATCGTACCCTGAAGGGCAACGAAGAGGCGCTCAAGGCGTACGACAAGACGATCCGCATCGACCAGCTGCGGAACGCCCACAAGACGGAAGGTCGCGTCGCCGACCAGAAGTCGATCGTTCGCTTCCGCGAAACCGCCAAGGACATCCTCGGCTACTGGCTCGCCGACCGGCGTGATCAGCTCGCGTTCCTCACTCTCTCGGGTGTGTCGTACGCGTACAAGACCGACGGCACCGCGCGCACGGGCTCGCAGCTGAGCCTGCTCGAGTTCGCCGCCGACGTGGCAGCGCCCTCGACCTACCGGCGCCTGCGCTGGGACGTGGGGACCCCCAACAGCCTGATCACCGGCGCGGCGACGACCGACGTTGCGGCGGCGGACACGCCGAGCTACGAGATGATCGTGGCGCTCAAGGCGTACGCGAAGGACAACTTCATCAAGGGCATTCGCGAGGGTTCGGAAGAGACCTACCACCTCTTCATGACGCCGCAAGGCATCCGGCGTCTCAAGATGGACCAGAACTACCTCGACGCGATGAAGCATGCTCAGCCGCGCGGCGACATGAACCCGCTCTTCACGGGGGCTGTGGCGAAGATCGACGGCGTCTACATCCACGAGTTCCGGCACGTCTACCACTCCTCGACCTGGGGCGGCGGTTCGCAGGCCGGCCAGCAAGCTCTGTTCTGCGGCGCGCAGGCTCTCGCCAGCTGCGACCTGGGTCCGGCGGGCTGGGTGGAAGAGTACGACGACTACGAGAACCAGTCGGCGATCGCGATCGACAAGATGTTCGGCCTGCTCAAGCCGAGCTTCATCACGCAGTACGGGCAGGGTGCGGGCACGTCGCAGGACTTCGGCGTGATCTCCTGCTACACCGCGGTCTAACCACCGAGCGAGGAAAGGAGATACACCATGGCTCTGCTCAAGAAGAACCGCACCGGTCAGTTCCCGATCGTGCTGCAGTTCAGCTTCAACGCGACCGACACGATGGTCGACACGCTCGGCGCCACCCAGTCGTTCAATGACGACGGGAAGGCGTTCGATGTGGCGAACGTGCCGATCAACGGCGAGATCGTCGGCGGCCACCTCTCGGTGGTCACCGCCAGCGACGCCGCGACCACGCATACGTGTTCCGTCGGGGACTCGGGTTCGGCGACGCGCTACGCGTCGACGGTCAACCTGAAGTCCGCGGGCTCCACCGAGCTCACCCGGACCGGCTACCGCCATGCCTCGGGCGCTCCCCTGCGCCTGACCATCGCGCGCACCGGCGCCGCGGCCACCGTCGGTACGTTCCGCCTCACGGCGTTCGTGATCGGCGCGGATCGCGTGAACGAGAACGCGCTCTAAGCGGCAACACCCCGGGGGCCACAAGCCCCCGGGTTTCCTTCACACGACAGGAGACTTCCACGTGAAGTTCGTTTCGAATCGCAACATCGTCGTCGCTTCCACTACCGGCAACGCGGTCCGCTTCGAGAAGGGCGTCCCGCAGTTCGTGCCGAAGAGCATGCACGCGGAGGTTCTCGAGAAGGGCATCCTACCCGCCGAGGACGACACGGGCGAGGCGCTCAACGTCGAGGACGATGAGCAGGCGCGCGTGATCCTGGGCCTGGACGAGCGGGCGCAGAAGATCGCGGAGGCGTGCACGAAGGTTGCGGAGACGAACCGAGGAGACGACTTCACCGCCGCCGGCGCCCCGCGCGCCGACGTCGTGTCGCAGATAGCCGGGTTCCGGACGAACTCGAAAGAGGTCGGTGTGGTGTGGGCGAAGATCAAGCCCGGGATTCTGCAGGCTAAGATGACGGCGTAAGCCATGGCGCTGACGCTTGACCAGCTGCGTGAACGGTTCCGGCGCGAGGTGAGCGACACCGAAGCGCCGTACCTCTGGTCCGACGATGATGTGCTGGACTACATCATCGACGCCCAGGACATGTTCGTTCGGCTGACGGGCGGCATCGCCGACACGTCGACTGCGGCGGTCTGCCAGGTCACTACGGCGATCGGGCAGCCGTTCAGCGCGCACTCTCCCTACATCCTGCGGATTCGGAGCGCGCGGCACGCGGATGGGCGGGACATCTCGCTCATCAGCGAGGGCGACTTGGGGCGCATCGGGTTTCTCGACTACGGTGTCTGGAACCCGCAGAAGTTGGACGACACACAGGGCCCGGTGACGCTTGGCGTCCTCGGACTCGAGGACAACAAGATCCGGTGGATCAACGTGCCGGAGGCGGTCGAGACGATCCACCTCCACGTACTGCGGCTGCCGTACCCGCGCATTACGGACTGGGACGACACGGGCAATGCGCTGGTGATCGGTGAACAGCATCACCGGCACCTGCTCCGGTGGATGAAGCACCTCGCCTATGGGCGGGAGGACAGCGAGACGTACGACAAGACGCTGTCCGAGGAGAACGAGGCGGCGTTCCGCTCGTACTGCGCCGACGCGCGCGCAGAGATCGAGCGCGCCAAGTTCAAGCCGCGTGTGGTACGATACAGGGGGCTGTAGATGGCGTCGTTCCCCTCACTGGTTAAGCAGCCGAGCGAGAACCGCCTCTACTCGATGGACTTCTCCGGCCTCATGGCTTCGGGGGAGCTCATCACGGGGTGCACGATGACCCCGGCGCACGAAGTGACGACGCCACCGCTCGTGGTCGGCACCCCGGTGTATGCGGGGCAGATTGCGCAAGTGCGCATCAGCGGCGGTCTCGCGGGGACGACGTACAAGATCACGTTCCTCGTGACGACCAACGGCGGCAATACCCTCGAAGGTGAGGGCAACATGATCGTACGGGAGATCTGATGCTTTCGTTGTTTAAGGTGGTACCGAGGCAAATCGAGTTTTCGGCCGTAGTCCTGAACGCGGACGGAACGATGAAGGAAGACCTGGGCGCGGTTTGCTACTGGCACCGCAACCCGCTCAAGAGGGCGGTCTACTGGGTGAAAGGGAAGTGCGCCGGGAAGCGTGTCCGGCTCATGTCCCGCACCGAGGCGATCGCGGTTGGGGACAAGTTGCGGAGCCACTGACAAGGAGAACTCCATGGCCACAGTAGTTACCAACGCCGGTCTGGCGATCATCACGAACCGCATCAAGGGTTCCGGCACCGAGCCGCTCTACGTCGCCTGGGGCACGGGCGCCGGCACTGCGGCCGTGGGCGACACGACCCTCTTCACCGAGGCGTCGGAGTCGCGCGTGTCGGGCACCTCGACCCGGGTCACCACGTCGCAGACGAACGACACCTACCAGGTGGTCGGGACTCTGACCGCGGACGCGAGCAAGACCATCACCAACGCGGGGCTGTTCGACGCTTCGACGTCCGGTAACCTGTTCGTGAAGGGGGACTTCACCGGCGTCGCTCTGGCGCTCGGCGAGTCGATCCAGTTCACGATCAAGGTTCAGTTCAGCTAAGCACGCGGCCCGCCTGCTCCCTTGGGCGCCGGCGGGCTGCTGCGCCCGAGGAGCAGCGCATGCACACGCATAGCCAACGGCTCGAGCGCTGGCTCGGGGCCGAGAACGTCGATAGTGTGTCGCGCGCGATGCGCGACTGGTACGGCCCGCCCATCGCGCTTCACGGCGCGCCCGGGCAGGTATGGGCGGCGAAGGGCGGCGACTTCGTAGGGGCGATCGACGCCGGCTACGAGGCGTCGGCCCTCGATCGCTTCGCCGACATCCACAAGCGCGAGGTCACCCGGCGCCGCGCGCGCCTTGCAAGGGCGTGGAAGCAGCACGGGGCGATCACGTCGCTCGATGAGTGCATCGCCGCGGTCGCCGCCGGCGGTCGCCGGGACTTCAATTTCAACAAGGCCGGCTCGACGGGCGTCGCCGGGGTGACGAACAGCCTGTGGGGCGTCGGCTCCATGCCGGCCGCCGGCGCGAATGCCGCGAACGCTCCGGGCGGGGAGTCCCCCACGGACGCCACTACGGGCGCGTTCACGTTCGATAACCCGTCGAGCGGCACGCAGCATGTCCTGATGGGCTACCCTGTCGCGAGCGTCGCGGCGAACACGCTCCTTCTGTACGACCGGCTGTTCCAGGTCAACAAGACCATGAACAGCACGGCCACCGAGGCTGTGACTGGAACGCAGTCGCGCTACGCCAGCACCACGGCCGGCGCTGCGGACTCGGCGGAGGGCAACTTCCTGTTCATCGAGGTCGGCGGCACGGCGCTCGCCGCGACCGCGCACAACTGGACCGTCTGCACCTACACTGACCAGTCGGGCAACACAGGCGCTACGCTTCCGTCTGTGACGGGGAACTCGGGCGCGATTGTGCGTCGCCTGGATCACCCCACGTCCCAGTGGTTCGCACCGCTCGCGTCTGGTGACACCGGCATCCGCTACCTCACGCAGATGCAGTGCTCGGCCGCCGTGGCGACAGGCGTCATCAACTTCGTCATCGGGCACCCGCTGGCGTGGATGCCGTGCCCCATCGCGAACCACGTGTGCGTGTACGACGGCGTCACCTCTTCGTTCAGTCTCGTGAGGGTCATGGACGACGCCGCGCTCGCGTTCCTCGAAATCTGCAAGCCGGCTACGACCGCGACGACCTACACGGGGCAGTTTTCCACGATCCGGGGGTAGGTCGTGGGCTGGATCGTTGGAAGCGGGCGTCGACAGTGGCTCGGCATCTACATCGGGTACCGGATCCCGATCAAGACGCCGTCGGGCGGCGGTACCACGTACCTCACTCTGACGTCGAACATCTGCGACACCGCGCCCACGCTGACGAAGCTGGCCGCGTACCTGCGCACTATGACCCAAGTGTCGACGGCGTCGGCGACCAGGACGCGCGAGGTCCGTTACATCCGTGCGACGCTGAGCGACTCCACGCCGGTGTTCACGCGCCTCGTCAGCTATACTCGGACTGCGGCCGCCACCGCGACCGCTACGCGCTTGCGCCTCATCAGCTACACTCGGGCCGTGGCCAGCACCGCGGCTGCGACTATCACGAAGCTGTTTGGCTTCGCCCGTACGCTCTCAGCCGCTGCGACCTCGGTCGCGACGCGCTCGCGCCTCATCAGCTATGCCCGCGCCGCGCTCAGTGACACGACGCCTATGCGCGTCAATCAGGTCTGGAAGAGCCTGTCTGTCGCCGCTATTGGTCAAGCGGCGCGACTCCGCACGGTGAACCTGATCCGCTCCGTGCTGTCTGACACAACGCCGGCGCTTGAGAAGGCGAAGTTCGTGCTCAGGGAACTGGTTGCCGCGGCCGTCGCCGCAGCGACGCGCAGCCGCCTGGTGCTCAGGAACTGGGCACTCAGTGCGCTTGGAACCCCAACGCGCATCCGTCTGATTTCGCGTACAATGTCGGATGCCGTCACCGGCGCCGCCACCATCGTCGGCCTCAAGGTTCTGTTCAAGGTCCTGAGCGCCGCCGCCACCACCGCCGCGACGCGCGTCCGCGCGATCTTTCTAGCTCGCGTGGCCGCGGTAACCAGCACGGCAACTCGTATCAGGGAGATTCGTATGAACTGGAACCTTGCAGTCACCGCAGCTGCGTCCCGAGTCCGCGAAATACTCAGGGCCCTGAGTGAAATCGTGACGAGTGGCGCGGCGCTCACGAAGCTCAAACTCGTGGCGAGAGAACTCATGGCGGCGGTCGCGACGACTGCGACCCGCGTGCGGAGCATCTACCGCGTAATCTCCGCAGGAGTCGCGACGAGCGCCGACCGCATGCGGGAGATCCAGCGCGTCCTGGCCCGCGTGGTGGCCGCAGCAGGGGACCTGGCGAAGTCGAGGTTTGTGACGAAACTGCTGTCCGTGGTGTCGTCCGCGGGGGCTAGCCTCGTGGCTTCCACTACCGCGGTTGTGAAGCCCGCGCTCGATACGCTCTGGAACGCGGCGAAGCGGCTCTCTATCTGGAAGGCGGGGAACCCGAAATGACCCGCACCGTATACGTCTACAAGGACACGGACTCCAGCGCGCCGGTGCTGACCGGCACAGCGAACGACTTTGTCAACTTGCTCGACAAGTGCTTGGTGGCGGGGTACGGGTCGAAGTCCGCGGCTGGGTGGACGAAGCCGTACACTGGTACGAGCAAGGCAGCGTTCCGAAACGACACAACGGACGGGACGGGCACGTACTACCGGATTCAAGACGACCTGACCAGCACGAACCAGCGCTACGCGTACGTGACGATGTACGAGTCGATGAGCGGCATCGACTCCGGGACGAATCCGTGGAGGTCTACGAACGCAGAACTGGGTGTTCAGAAGTCGAACACCCAAGACTCCACCGCGCGGAAGTGGACGGTCGTGGCGGACAACTGCGCTGCGCACATCATGATTCAGCACGGCGCGAACGGAACGGACTGGGAGTACGCGTTCATTGGCGACATCTTCAGCTTTGTACCGTCTGATGCGTATCGAGGCTTCGTTATCGGGCGGTACGTTGCCTCGTCGATGGCTGGGTCGAGCTACACGTCTTACACGTCCGGGAACACCAACAGACTGGTTGGGGCGGCCGAGAATGGGCTAGGTGTAGTGCGCGCCCACACCGGCACGGGTAGCGCGATTGCGTGCGGGCTCCACACGGATGGGCACAAAGGTAACTCCAGCGGCTCGGCCAGTGCCTCGTACTTCGGCGGTAGCACGTTCGCCATGCTGGCGTACCCGAACGCAGTGAACAGCGGGCTGTTCGTGGCGCCGGTGTGGGTGCACCAGAACACGACGTCCCCCTACATCGTGCGCGGCTACATGCCCGGGCTGTGGGCGCCGCTGCACAACCGCGGACCGGCCAACAACGACACGTACAGCGGGTCCGGGTCGCTCTCGGGTAAGACGTTTGAGGCATTCAACATCTACTCTTCCGGGCAGATCCACATCGAAACGTCTAACACCTGGTCCTGAGCCATGGCGATCACCACTTACAAATCGAGCGATGCGAGCGCGCCGAGCATTGCGCGGGCGGCGGGGGATCTCATCACGCTACTCGACGCGGTGCTCGTCAACGGCTACGGTTCCAAGTCCGCGGCTGGGTGGACGAAGGAATACAGCGGTACTAACAAGGCCGTGTACAAGCAGGGCACAGGGTCCAGCGGGAAGTACCTCCGGGTCGTGGACGACGGGACGGACTACTGTGGCGGCGCGGTAGCGGACATTCAGGTGTCGGATGGGGCGTCGGGTATCGACACCGTGACCGGCGTCAGTATCGGGGCGACGACGGCGACGTACTACATCCACAAGCCCGATTCCGTAGCGAATCGCGGCTCGTGGGTCATGTACGCGGACTCCAAGGCGTTCTACCTACTCACGCAGCGCGCGCCGACAACGGCCGTTACGGATTCGCACGTGTCGTACTCTGTCTCGTTCTTTGGGGACGCGATCTCATACGCGCCGACCACCGACGCGTACCGGTTCTTCACGCTGTCGGACCAGAGCTCTTCCCCCAGCTCGTCCGTTCCGCTGTACTCCATGTCGACGACCGCGCTCGGCGGGGTCCCGGGCGGTTTCCATGGGGACCCGAGCGGGCGGTGGGACAACGGCATCACGACGTACCTGTGCTCGGGCCATCCCGGGTTCATGGACCAGGTCGTCTACCCCAGCTACATCGCCAAAGGGCTGCTAGCGTTCCCCGTGTATCTGGTGCATTCGTCGGTGCTGCGCTCCGGCCCGGAAGTGCGCGGGAGGCTTCCTGGTGTGTTCGTGGCTCCGTTCTCTTCCACGTCGCAGTTCTACATCAAGAACGGGGACAGCTTCACGTTCTCCAGCGGCGACCTGAACGGCAAGACGCTCGAGGCTCGGTACATCCTAGGCGGCGGGGCCTACGGCGGCCGGCTGGCGCTGTTCGAGACCTCTAACACCTGGGGGAACTGATGGCGGACCTGGGCACCATCGGATACAGCGTCGAGACGCAGCGCAGCACGCGGATCCCGTCGATCACGAACAACACCTCGGGAAAGGCCGGCGTGTCGCAGGCTGGTGCGAAGCAGCTGGACAGTTTGGTTGTTGGGCGGTCGCTCGTCATTACGTCCGTGCCGGAACACGGCCACAGGTTGCAGTCCTCGGGAACTTACCTGGTGACCGGCACAGTGTATGAGTCGGGGACCCCGAAGAGCAACTGGCTCGTTCGCCTGTACCGGCGCGACAACGGCGTGTGGCTTGGCGACGCTCGGACGAACGGGACCGGGTCGTTCTTCTTCACGGTGATCGGGTATAACGGGGAGGTCACGTGCGTGGCGTACGACGACACGTCTGTAAGTCCGGACTACAATGCCCTCGTTTACGATCGTGTGATCCCGGTGTGACCGATGCCCTACAGCCCGCCGGCGGGGGACACCGTCAACTTCAGCTTCTCCGGTTCGGCGTACTCTCCGCCGGCCGGCAACAGCATCACGTTCGATTTTGTCGAGATCGGCGGGGCGATCAACCGCTACCTCACGGCTACATGCAATGTGGACGTGTCGTACGCGAGCATGCTGGCGAAGGTCCTGTTCGTCCAGGTGTACGGCGCGCTGTGGCCGCTGATCCTGCGCGGCTTCTTCCGGACGATGTCCGCGTCCCGCTCGGTCGCGATGACGTGGGACCGCGTCACGATCCGGTACTTGAACCTGATCACCACGGCTGTGTCCTCGGCCGCGACGATGCGCCGGGACTTCGCTGTGTTCCTGACGCGCGTTGTGGCGGCGATGCCCTCGCGGCAGCGCGTCATCTCCCTTTCACGGAGCCTGGGCGCGAGCGTCGCCGGCACCCGGGTGAACGCCTTCCCTCGGACCCTGGTGGCTGCCGCCGCCGCCGGCGCCGCCCGCATCCGGCAGATCAGCCGCCGCCTCACCGCCGGCGCAAGCGGCGCGGCGCTCTTCCTCAAGGTGCGCCCGATGGTCATCTGGTTCACGGCGCACCCCGCGCCGGCGCTGCTCCGGCACCGGTGGATGACCCTCGCGACCGCGGTGGCCGGCGCGGCTTCGCGATCGCGGGCGGTGCAGCTTGCACGAGCCGCCAACTCGGCCCTTACAGGCACTTTTAGTCGGAAAGTCGTCAAAACCCTGTCCGCGGCCTCGCTTGTGCTGGCTATGCGCGCTCGTACGGTCGGGAAGACCCTCGCGGCGCTCGCCCGCGCAACGCCGCGCGCGCAGCGCGCCCTGCTCCGCGAGCTGACCGCCGACGTTGCGGGCGCCGCCGCGCTCGAGCGTCCGCGTCTGCTCCCCCGCCTCCTAACCGCCACAGTGAGCGCGGCCTCTTCGATTCTCCGAAACTATGGGAAGCTGCTTTTCGTCTCCGTGCCGGCCCTGCTTTCTCTCTCGCGCGTCCGAGGGGCCTTCAGGCGCGTCCTGGACCCGCGTGAGTGGCGCGCGCAGGCGGTGGTGACGGAGTGGCTGCTGGACGCCCGATCGACGCGCTGGGGGGCTGAGGCGCGGTCTGCGACGTGGACGCCGGCGCCTGACGACGTGCCGAGGGAACCGTAATGGCTCTCGGCCGCACCGGGCTGCTCGGGCAGAAGAACGCCCGGCTGGGGCGGTTCGTCCTTGCGGCGGCGCCCGCCGGCGCCGGCCCGATTCTCCAATCCCTGAACGCCGCCAGCGCGGCCACGGCGTCGAGGATTCGCCAGGTCGGGCGGGTCTGGGCCCTGGCTGTCACAGGCGCCGCGTCTAGGATCCGACAGGTGTCGATGGCGCGCGCTGCCAGCGCGGTGGCTGCGGCGGTCAGAGTTCGGCGGGTCGAGCTGTCGCGGGCCGTTATTATAGGCACAGCGGCGTTCCTTACATTCCTCCGGACCCTGTTAAAGTCTGCCTCTACTACAGCCTCCACTACGGCGTCGAGGATTCGTCAGGTAGGACGGGTATGGGCGCTGCTGACCGCCGTCTCGCCGTCGCGGGTTCGCCAAGTGAACCTGATCCGGGCAGTCTCGTCGGCGGGGGCCGCCACTTTGGCGTACACCCGGGTCCTGATGAAGTCGCTGTCGGCCGTCGCCGCCGCGACTGCGTCGAGGATCCGACACATCAGCCTTCTACGGGTCGTCGCCAGCACCGCCTCGGCGTCGCGTAGCCGCTTGGTGTCCATGATCCGCGCCGTCGGCGCGACCGGCACGGCGACCATGTCCCGCCTGCGGACCGCCTTGCGCACCCTGTCCGCCGCGGTGACCTCAGCCGCCACCCGCGTTCGGCTGGTCGGCCGGGTCCGCGCTGCCAGCGTGACCGGCTCCGCCACGCTCTCGGCGCTTCGGGCCCTCCTGCGGACACTCTCCGCCGGCGCGGCGGCTGCGGCCACCCTGACCAAAGTGCTCGCGTTCCTGCGCACCCTGTCCGCCGCGGCGACCGCCTCCGCCACTCGCGTTCGGCTGGTCCAGATGATCCGCGCCGTCGGCGCGACCGGCACGGCGACCATGTCCCGCCTGCGGACCGCCTTGCGCACCCTGTCCGCCGCCAGCACCGTCTCGGCCGTTCGAGTGCGGCTGGTCCAGATGACCCGCGCCGTCGGCGCGGCGGCCAACGCCACCCTCGCCAAAGCGCGCGTGGCCCTGCGCACGTTGTCCGCCTCGGCGACCGTGGCTGCCACCCTGACAAAGGTGCTCACGGCCTTGCGCACCCTGTCCGCTGCGGTAACCGCCTCGGCCGTTCGAGTGCGGCTGGTCCAGATGGTTCGGGCGGTGTCGAGCTCCGCCGCCGCGTCCCGCAGCCGCGTGGTCAGCTTGACGCGCGCCGCCGGCGTCGCGGCGACGGCCGTGCTCGAGAAGCTCAAGGCGGTGTTCCAGACCCTCTCCGCCTCAGTGTCGACGGCGGCGACGCGTTCCCGCGTCGTGTCGATTACACGCGCCGTCGTGAACACGACTACCGCGACGCTCGTGCGCCTGCGTGGGAAGGTCCTGAGCGCCGTTGCGGCCGCGGTGGCGTCGCGCTCTCGGGCCGTGCTGCTGGTGCGGTCGGCGGCCGCTGCCGGAGCGGCCAGCCTGACGAAGGTTCGGCTGATCGAGAAGATCCTGGCGGCGGCCGCCACAGGCGCGGTGACGCTGATTCGGATGGTGAACCTGAATAGATTCGTGACGGTCGGTTTGACCGCTTCGCGGCTTCGTCTCGTGGCGCTAACCCGCGCGGCCGCTTCGACCGCGACCGGCACTATGACGAGGCTCCGCACCGTCCTTCGGACGCTGTCGAGCGCTGTTGTCGGAGCGACCAGCATCCTGAAGACCCGGTTCCTGAGCCTGTCTCGGACGGTTTCGCTCACGGCAACCCGCGTGCGGACCATCTACAGGAGCATGGAGTTCGAGCCCTGGGTGGCGGTGCTCCCCGTGCTCACCAAGCACCGAATTCTCGTTCGCGCGCTCTCCGCGGCTTCGAGCGCAGTGGCCACGCGCGTGCGCCAGATGAATCGAATTCTGACTGTATTCGTGACTACATTCCCGACCCTGGTGGCTTCGAAGGCGTACCTGCGGGAGCTTTATGCCTCAGCTTATGCCTCAGCGACGCGGCAGCGCCTCATTTCTCTGATGCGCAGCGCTTCGGCGACGGCTGCCGCCCAAGTCGTACGCGAAATTCGACGGATTCTGTCTCTTTCCGCATACGCGTTGGGGACGCTCTCCCGCTTCGGGCAGATCGTGCTCACCGCTTCGGTCGGGGCCGCTGCGTCGTTCAGCCGCCAAGTGGCCAAGACCCTGAGCGACGCGGTCACTGCGACTGCGACGATGTATCGCGCGCGAGCTCTGCTGCGCAGCCTCTCGGCCGGCGCGGCGGCAACCGCGAGCCTGATCCGGCGCGTGCAGCGCGAGCTCGTTTCGGCCGCACACGCGGCTGTGCTCCTGCTGAAAAATCCGGCAGCGTTTCTGACACTCCTGGCTGCTTCCGGTACGATCGCGACGCTGCTGAGGACCCGGTTCGTAGAGCTGCAAGCCACGGTTTCTGCTATACTTGTTACTCTCTCGTCGCTCGTGATCCGGTCGGTCTCGGCCGCTAAGGCCTGGGTACTCAGCCGCCGCGCGACTGAGTGGGAGCTCGGCGCGGGGAATCGCGGCACCGTTTGGAAAGCCAAGACGAGGAATAAAGGATGGCCGAGAACCTAGCCAACGACGTCAAGACCACGCTGAATGGAGCGATCAACAACTCCACCACCACCGTGGTCTTCACCTCGTCCACGGGCTTTCCTTCCGCAAACTTTCGCATCCGCATCGACGATGAGCTCATGCTCGTCACGAATAGCGCGAGCGCGCCGACGTACACCGTCACGCGCGGCGTTGAGGGCACGACCGCGGCCTCCCACGCGGATCTCGCCGACATCTACCACGTCCTGACAAAGACCGGGCTCGACACGTACGGCGACGAGCGCTGGGTGCAATCCGAGCCGCTGAACCAAGTCGTGTACGGCACCGGCACCGGTCTCGATTCGAACGCGAACTTCACGTACAACGCGACGACGGGAGCGCTGTCCCTAACCCCCAGCTCGTCGTCTCCGGCGGGCTCCACGATCCGCGCGGCGAGCCACAGCGGTTCGGGTAATGGCGCTTCTCTCACTCTGCAAGGTGGTACTGGAGGGGCCTCCAATTCCGGCGGCGACTTGACTATCAACGGCGGTTCGGGCGGAGGCACGACCGGCGCCGGCGGCACCGTGTACATCTATGGTGGCTCTGTCACGGACGGCAACGGCGGTGGGGTGCAAGTTTACGGGCGCAACGCGGCGGGGACGAACCGCGCAGGCGGCGCACTGTCGATGGCGGCTGGTTCCTCGACCGGCTCAGCTACTGGCGGGCAGGTCTACATACAATCTGGTCAGGGCGGTGCGACAGGCGCCGGCGGGACGCTCCTGCTCTACGGTGGAACGGGCGGGGCCACATCCGGCGCTGGTGGGGCGGTTACTATCGCCGGCGGCTCAGCCGCCGTTGGCGCGGGTGGAAGCACCACATTGCAGGGCGGTGCGGCCGGCGGCGGGGATTATAGCGGTGGCACTACATACGTTAACGGCGGGACGTCGTCCGGGAACAACAACGGCGGCGCCGTCAACATCACAGGCGGTACCGCCCCGAGCGGTAGCGGTGCTTCCGGCGGCACGGTCACGATCGCGTCCGGGACTTCCGGAGCGACCGGCACCGGCGGCGCCGTCACTGTGCAAGGAGCCGCGGGCGGGGCCACCTCCGGTGCGGGAGGTTCGGTCACGATCCAAGGCGGTTCGGCTACGGACGGTAACGGCGGCACGGTGACCATCACTGGGCGCAACGCGGCCACCACTACTAGCGCGAGCCGCAGCGGCGGTGGGGTAACGATCACCTCTGGCGACAGCACGCAAGTTTCCGCCGGCGGAGTGATCACCATCACTGCTGGTAAGGGCGGCACGGGTGGTAACGGCGGCGTCGGCGGGTTGATCACGATCTCTGGCGGGCGCAACGGCAGCAACACGTCGTACACGGACGGCAACGTTGTAATCCAGGGCAACTCCGACACCGACATACCGGTTGGCACGACCACAACCGGCAACGTCGTTACGATTCGCGGTGGGAAAGGCGCGGCCACGGGTACCGGTGGGCAAGCAAGACTCCGAGGCGGCGCGGGCGGCTCGACCTCCGGCGCCGGCGGCGCTGCGTACGTTTACGGCGGCATCCCCACGGACGGTGACGGCGGCGCGGTGTACCTCTACGCGTGGGACGGGGTCGGTACGAACCGTTCAGGTGGGGGAGCGACTGTACGCTCGGGTAACGGAGTTGGCTTGGGCTCCGGTGGCGGAATAAGCATCTCCGCGGGGGCGGGCGGGGCTACAGGTATCGGCGGGTCTGTCACTGTCACCGCGGGGGCGGGCGGGGCCACGTCCGGCGCCGGCGGGCAACTCAACTTGTATGCCGGCACCGCCACGGACGGCGCAGGCGGCGCGGTAACGATTCTCGGCAGAAACGGCACAGGAACGGACCGGGCTGGGGGCGGGGTCACGATCACGGCCGGCAACTCCACAGGCTCCGCCGCGGCCGGCGCGATCAATGTCACTGCGGGGGCGGGCGGGGCTACAGGTATCGGCGGGTCTGTCACTGTCACCGCAGGGTCGGGCGGGACCACGTCCGGCGGCGGCGGGCAACTCAACTTGTATGCCGGCACCGCCACGGACGGCGCAGGCGGCGCGGTAACGATTCTCGGCAGAAACGGCACAGGAACGGACCGGGCTGGGGGCGGGGTCACGATCACGGCCGGCAACTCCACAGGCTACGCCGCGGCCGGCGCGATCAATGTCACTGCGGGTACTGGCGGCGCGACGGCCGCTGGTGGGAGCATTACGCTCACCGCCGGCGCCGGTGGAAGCACCAGCGGTACGGGCGGCTCGGTGAACTTCTACGGCGGTTCCGCCACGGACGGGAACGGCGGCGCGGTGAACCTCTACGGGCGGAACGCCGTAGGCACTGCGAGAACTGGCGGCGCCGTAACGATCTTGGCCGGCAACTCCACTACTTCAAGCACGGGTGGCGCGGTCTCTGTCACTGCGGGCAATGGCGGCCCGACGGGCTCCGGGGGCACGGCGACGATCACGGGCGGCGCTGGCGGCGCCACCAGCGGCGCTGGCGGCGCCTGTACACTGCGCGCAGGAACACCGACCGCCGGGAATGGCGGATCGGCGACGGTCCAAGCCACGAGCGGGGCCGGCGGCAGCGCTGCGTCCGGTGGGTCTCTGAACCTCCAGTGGGGGGCCGGAGTTAACGGCGGAACGGACGGGGTACTGAACTTCCTCCACGGCGGAGCGGACAACTCCAGAATCCAGAAGCACAAGTGGATGCAGGCGTCGCACGGCAACTTCTCGGTGTTCGGTGACGCGGTACGCGAGACCTACGTTCTGAGGGTCACGACTACGGACGCCACGCAGACGGAGGCGTACCTGGACGGAGCGACTGCGACTCAGCGCCTCGTTCTCCCGAACGACACAACCTGGAAATTCCGCGCCAGCGCGGCCGCGCGGCGCACGGATGTCGATGGCGAGAGCGCAGGATACGAGTACTCCGGCGTCATCGATCGCCAGACGAACGCGGCGTCCACTGCGCTCGTCGGAACAGTGCAGACTCTAATGACTCCGCAGGAGGACAACGCTGCGTGGGACTTGGCGCTCGACGCCGATACCACGAACGGCTCTCTGCGGGTTCGAGTTACCGGCGAAGCGTCGAAGACGATTCGCTGGGTCATCTTCGTTGAGGTTGTGCAAGTGACGGGGTAACGCCATGGACCAGACTAAACTCAATACGATCATCCAGGACATCATCGAAGACAAGCTCGGTCCTGTCGAAACCATGCAAGCGGAACGCGAGTTCGTGCGGCTCCTGATGCAAGAGCGGGCGGAACGAAAGCAGCTCTGGCAGAAGGTGAAGCAGAACGTGGTCGGTCATACGATGATCATTCTGTTGTCGGGGTTGGGATACCTCGGGTGGCAGATCGCGAAGTTCCTGTTCAATCACGCGCCGGAATTCATCAGGGAGTGGGGTTCCAAGTGACCACTATTGCAGCGAACCTGGAGTACATGGCCGCCGACACGAAGGTGACCATGGGGTCGAACGACATCTACCACACGCGCAAGAAGATCCAGCGGATCAAGGTGAAGGGCAAGACCATGATCGCCGGCGCCGCCGGGCTCGACTTCTACATCCAGCAGTTCTTCCTGTTCCTCAAGCAGGGCGGCGAGCCGAAGATGCAGCGCAGGGACATCGACGAACACACCGAAGATCTGAACTTCGAGGGGCTGGTTCTGTGTAGCGAGGGCATCCTTCTGTACGACGACACGCTCACAGCCGCGAAGATCGAGGAACCGTTCTACGCCATTGGCAGCGGCGGGCAGGCCGCCCGCGCGGCCATGACGATGGGAGCGGACCCGAAGCAGGCCATCAAGATCGCGTCGAAAATCGACAGCGCGACCGGGCTGCCGATCGTCACCCTCAAGCTCTCGAAGGACAAGACCAATGCCAGGTAAAGCGGTACTCGCGGTGATCTTCCCGGCCGCGTTCAAGCGCGGACAACTCGACCAGTGGATCGAGCCGCTCAACGACACCATGCTCGCGTACCAGATCGACACGAAGGAACAGCGCGCCGCGTGGCTCGCGAACATCGGCCACGAGACGGGCGAGTTCCAGTGGACTCGGGAGTTGTGGGGCCCGACAGCGCAGCAGCGGAAGTACGATACGGACCCCGCGCTGATGGCGGCGCTGGGCAACGTGCGCGGTGGGGACGGGTTCAAGTATCGCGGTCGCGGGCTCGCGCACTTGACGGGGAGAGGGAACTACACGAAGTACGCGGCGTACAAGCAGATCCCGTGCATCGAGCACCCGGAGCTTCTCGAGCTGCCGGTGTACGCGGCGGACAGCGCCGGGTGGTTCTTCGCCATCGAGAAGGACATGCTACCGGTCGCGGCGGCGGGGAAGTTCAAGGACACTGTGAAGAAGTGGAACGGCGGTTTCAACGGGTGGGCTGAGCGGAAGGCCTACTACGATCGCGCGCTGGCGGTACTGTGATGATCGCCCTGTCCGCCGCCGAGCTCGCGCAAGTCCTCGCCACGTTCGGCGGCGAGGAGCTTACGCGCGAGGAATTGGAGCGCCACGGCCCCGCCGCGTGGGGCGAGTTCGTGGCGCTGATACTGAGACTCCAAGGAAGGAACCTCCGTGACACCTGAGAATCCTGAGCGACCCATGGTGTGGTCGCTGCTGCTCGTGCTGGCGGCGTGCGCGCTGTACGCCGGCAGCGCGCAAGCGGAGACGTTCATGGAGTGGGTATACGCGCAACCGATCGAGCGCTACTGCGTGTTCCTCGGGTTCGGCGTCCTCGGCATGATCGCCCACTACACGAAGCTGTGGGCCACGAAGGAAATCGACTCGTGCCTGTGGGACTACTGGGTTCGGCAGTCGCCCAGGCGCACTGTGCTGTCGTTCATGGGCTTCTTCTCCGCCGCAGGCGCGGTGATGCTAGCCGGGGACTTCCCGAACACGCCGTGGTCCACCCTCGTCAGCGCCGCTATCACGACGGGGTACACGGCGGACAGCCTGCTGAACAAGCCCGGCGCCGCCGGGCGGAGTGGAGGTAACGATGTTCGGCCTGAATAGCCTGATAGGCTACGTGCTGATCGCTCTGATCATCGCGGCCACGTCCTTCGCAGCAGGAGTGAAGGTCGAGTCGTGGCATCGAGACAGCGCGGAGCTCGCCGCCCGGGAGTCTTGGGAGACGATGTACAAGAAGCAGATGGGCAGCGCGCGCAAGCGGGCGGAGGAACTGCTCGCCGCCGTGCTGAGTGGACAGAAGGAACTTCGCAAACTCCGTCAGAGGATCGCCAATGTACCCGACACAATCACTCTCCCGTGCACTCCAGAAGGCAGCGTCACTCGGCCTGCTTGGGTTGTTACTGACGACGATGTACGGCTGTGGAATGACATCGTCGCTCAAGGGCTCCCCGCAGATGGACGCGGCGCTAGTGGCGAGGCCGTGCGAACCGATCCTCCTACCGGAGGGCCCGGCGACGAAGCAGGACCTGCTGAACAACCTGGCGGAGAACATGGCGTGCGCGGCGGACATCCGCCGGCAGCTGAACGCTCTGATTGACGAACTGGAGTCCCGCAATGAAAATCCGTAAATGGCTCGGCCTGCGCAACAACGTGGCGCGCGAGCGCATGAAGCCCGGGGACCTCGACAGCGCGCTCAACATCGACCTGGACGATGACCAGAAGCCGACCGTGCGCGACGGGACGACCCAGCTGCTATCCGGGGCGTGCCACTCCCTGTGGGGCGACGGGAGGATCATGCTCTACGCACAGGGGTCGTCGCTCTACCGCCTGTACCCCGACGGGTCGACCGTGCTGATCCGGTCCGGGCTCCTCGGCCAAGGGCCGTTGTCCTTCGCCTCCCATGGCGACTTCGTGTGCTACTCCAACGGCTTGGACACCGGGATCGTGGAGCGCGGCGCCTCGCGTCCGTGGGGCATCGCCCCTCCGCGGCGCCAGCCGGCGGCGGAAGCGGCCGCGGGCCATCTCCCGCCGGGGCTGTACCTCTACGCCATGACGTTCGTGGACGCCGACGGCCGTGAATCCGGCACCGGCCCGGCGGGAGTATTCGAGCTCTTCGAGCCCGGTGGCATCGAGTTCTACGAGATGGAAGTCTCGACAAACCCGGCAGTTACGGGTAAAATGGTCTACTTGAGTACCCCCGGCGGCGAAGTGATGTACCAGGCCGGGCTGGTCTCGAACGCCGTACAGTCGACGGTCTATTCAAACGACTCGCTCGACATGGGAAGCCCGCTGGCCACTCAGTTCGGCCGGCACGCCCCGGCGGGCGAGATCGTGGCCCTCTGGAACGGCTACGCCTTCGTGGTGCAGGGTGACGCGGTGTACTACTCGGAGCCGTACAACTACGAGCTCTTCAAGGTGGGCACCTCCTTCCTGCGGGCGGACGGCGCGATCACGCTCTTCCAGCCCATGAAGGAAGGCATCTTCCTCGGCACGACCGAGAAGGTTCTGTTCCTGCGCGGTACTCGTCCCGACCAGCTGCGCCCGGAACCCGCTGCGTCCACCGGCGCAATCCCCGGGACAGGCGCGCGCTGTGGCGCACATGTCGTCGGCGACGGGACCCAGGCTGGTGACGCCGTGATGTGGACAGGACAAGACGGTGTGTGGGTCGGCTTCGATAACGGAGCCGCTCGGAACATGACGCAGCAACGAATCAGCCTCCCGGTTACCGCCCGCGGCGCCGGAATGGTGAGGCAGGTGAACGGGTTCACGCAATACGTGACCTCGCTCCAGGGCGCGGGCGAAGCTCTTAACGCGAACAGCAAGGGAGAGTAAACATGAGTGCACGTTTCAGCAAGGCCATCCGCAACTTCATGCTCGAGGCCGGCAGCCTCAAGCAGGCCCTGAGCAACTGCAAGATTAAGTTCTACACGGGCAGCCAGCCGGCCGACGCGGACGCCGCGCCGACGGGCACTCTTCTGGTGACGTTCACGAAGAGCGGCGGGGCGCACACCGCCGAGGTTCTGTCGTCCGGGTCGATGACCCTGACCGGCGGCGGCTCGGGTTCGGTGAACACCGTCACGGTGAACAGCATCGACATCCTCGGCGCTGCGGTGAACTACAACACCTCCCTCGCGCAGACCGCGCTGGATGTGATCACGCAGATCAACAACAACCCGGCAAACCTCCTCTTCGTCGCGTCGAGCGGCGGCTCCGCCGTCATCACGATCAAGGCGAAACCCGGCCTGGGCGCGCTCCCGAACGGCTGGGTCGTGTCTGCAACCCTTACCACGATCACCGCCTCCTACTCCAACATGGCCAGCGGCGTGACTGCGGTGAACGGCCTTACCTGGGGAGACGCAGCGGCAGGCGTCCTCGTCAAGCACCCGACCGAAGTTTGGCAGGGCACGGCGGTAGCGTCCGGCACGGCGGGCTGGTACCGGGTCGAAGCGGCCGTGGCTGACTCGGGCGGCGCCGACGGTTCGGAGGTCTACCTCCGCCACGACGGCGCGATTGCGGCGAGCGGCGGCGAGGTGAACAGCACGAACACTTCGATCTCTAGCGGCGGTGTCCAGACGCTGAACAGCTTCACGATCACGCTGCCGACCGCCTAATAGGGGCGGCCTGTGGCTGATTTCGACGGGGCTGTACAACTACGACAGCTGACCGTCTCCGCCCTCGTGCGGGACGGTCAAGCTTCGATCCCGCTCTTCACTGCCGCGGCATGGCAGCTGAACGCGGCGGCCGCGCTCGAGCAGATTACAGTCACCGGCGACTTCGCCCTCACCAGCTTCGAGGGCGCGGTCGAGCTACTTCCGCTTACTGCCGAGGGAACGGCGACCCTCACCACGGCGTTCGACGGCAGTGTCATAATGCCTGCGCTCACCGCGCAGGGCACGACTCCAGACTACAACCACGTAGTCATGGAGGCGCTCACCGCCTCCGGGGAACACCTCCCCGGCGGTGTGTGGGACGCAGCGGCCACGCTGCTCAGTTTCCAAGTTTCCGGGGAATCCGACCACCCGCATGCGTGGTTCGGAGCCGTCAGCTTCGAGTACCAGACGGCTCGGGCGCAGATCGACCAGCTGCACGGGCCGTGGGATGGAGTCGTCACGCTGCGCGCTGCGCGCGCCGCAGGCACCCACACCGTCGGCGGCGTGTGGGCTGGGGCACCTCACGTCTCCGCGCTCAGTATCCAGGCGCTCTGGACTCAGCCGCTGAGCGGCGACGGGGCTACCGCGCTGATGCCGCCCACGGTGCAGGTAAGCTGGTGGAACCAGCCGGCTGCGACGTACCGGACCTACGTGATGAATGCGAAGCACGGCGCGGTCACGCAATACGATGCGCACAACTTCAACGGCTACGCGACTCAGAACGGAGAGGAATTCGCCTCCGGCCCGAGCGGAATTTACAAGCTGTCGGGTGACACGGACAACGGCGTCGAGTATAATGGCAGCATGCGGAGCGGGTTCCTGAGCCTCAACGAGGCGCAGCTTTCGCGGCTCAACGAAGTGCTGCTCGCGATCCGCACGGACGACACGCTCATTCTGCGGGTGTGGACGGACGAAGAAGAGTACTTCGACTACGCGCTCCCCGCCTACAACACGGACGGGTTCATTCGCCAGATGCGCGTGAAGCTCGGCAAGGGGCTGAGGTCCAGGTACTACAGGATCGAGATCACCGGGCGCAACGGCGCGCGGTGGGACCTCGACGAAATGAACATCGACTCAACGGCGCTGACGCGCCGTGTGGGGTAAACCATGGCCACAACTCCTGTCGTCGGCAGCATCCAGTTCACGACCCCGACCAGCGGCTCCGTCACGGACATCGTTCAGGCCTTGGGCGAATCGGCGGAGTCGATGATCAACGAGGGGAACCGGTTCGTCCAAGGGATGGTGGACTCGAAGGCGTACAGCTACGACGTCGGCGATCTCCCGACCCTCGGCTACGGGTTCCTGAACAACACGGACGCGCTGGATGCCGGCGCCGCGGCGAAGCCGAGCCGCGCCGACCTCGTGGACTTCGCGGCCCTGGAGTACGCCCTCGACCAGCTGGCCACCGTCGCGGTCCCGGTCGCGCCGACTCTGGACGCGGTGACCGGGCAGGCTCCGACGTTCGACCTCACTGCGCCGACCATCACGCTGCCGGCCACGCCGGACGCCTCGCTTGGCTCTGCCCCGGGAGACGGCCCCGCGATCTTGGACCCGCTGATCCCGGACGCGCCGCTCCTCGTGTTCCCGACCGTGCCGACCTTCGAGTCCCTGGCGATCCCCGCAGCGCCGAGCGTCGTGCTGCCGAGCTTCGACGGGGAGAAGCCGGACTACAACCTCGTGGCTCCGAGCATCGGGCTCGAGTACAACGACGCCGGCTACCAGGCCCAGCTGGCGGACCCCGCCGTGGCGAAGCTCCTGAACGACCTCGTCAACGGCGGCTACGGCATCGACGACGCGGACGAGGTGAAGCTCTGGAACCGTGCGCGGGACCGCGAGAACCAGGCGGCACGTCACGAGCAGAGCGAGATCATGCGCGAGCACACCGCCATGAGCCAGAGCATGCCGCAGGGCGCGCTACTGGCCCGGCTGGACCGCGCACGTCAGACGCTAATCGAGAAGATGTCCAGCGTTTCGCGCGAGATCGCGCTCAAGCGAGCGGACATGTACGTCGAGAACCGGAAGTTCACGCTCCAGGAGGCGCGGGCCTGGGAGGGCTTCCTCTTCGGCGCATACAACGCGATCGCGCAGCGCGCGTTCGAGGTCGAGCGCGCCCGCGTCGAGCTCTCGATCGGAATCTACGACTCCCAGGTGAAGGCGTACAACGCCCAGCTGGAGGGCTACAAGGCCGAGGCCCAGGTCTTCGAGACGAAGATGCGCGCCGCGCTCAATGCCGTCGAGCTCTACAAGTCGCAGATCATGGCGTCGAACCAGATCCTGGAGATGAACAAGGCTCAGGTGGACCTGTACCAGGCGCAGCTGGCCGGCATACAGAGTGTGGTCAGCGTCTACAAGACGCGCATGGAAGCCGCGAACCTGTACTCGGAGATCCAGCGGACGAAGCTGGAGGTGTTCCGCTCTCAGGTCGAGAGCTACAGCGCCCGCGTGCGCGCGAAGCAGGCGGAGTTCGGGATGTACGAGAGTGCTGTGAAAGGGCAGTTGGCGAGCCTCGACGTGTACAAGAGTCAGATCGACGCGTTCAACGCTCGGCTGCAGAGCGTGAACCAGGCCAGCGACATCACGATCAAGGCGAACGACGTGAAGGTCGAGCAGTACAAGACGAAGATCCTGCAGTACCAGAGCCAGCTCGAGGCCCTGCTCAAGGACGTTGCGGGCCGACAGGAGCAGATCAAGGCGGGCACGGACACGTACCGCGCCGACGTCCAAGCGTACAGTGCATTCGTCGGTGCCCTCGCGGAGAGCGCCCGCACGAAGGTGAGCCAACAGAGCGAGAACAACAAGTGGAACATCGCCGCGCTCAGCAGCAACGTCGAGAAGGTGCGCTTCCGCCTGGAGAAGTTCAAGGACGAGATCAAACACGTCGACAGCATCAATCAGTGGGGCGCGGAGTTCTTCCGCGGAGCCATCTCGTCGGCGATCAACGGCATCAGCGGCCTGTCCGTGCAAACGACTACCGCGTAAGGAGGCACCATGCCTAGCATGAAGGAAGTCCACGAGTCCCTGCTCCGCGCCAAGAACTGGGCGCTGAACCAGGCCAGCTCCCTCCGCGGTACCCAGCCAATCCCCGAAGCACCGCCGGTGAACGCGGCCGCCGGGGAGATTCCGCCGTACGCGCGCGGCGCCGAGAAGGTCGCCGGGAAGCCGAACTACGTCGGGCCGAAGGGCGTCACGGGCGCCCCGGCGCACTACCCGCGCGGGCGCGGCCCGGCTGCGGCCGAGGCGTTCCTGAAAGAGAAGGCCGCCGCGAAGGCCGCCGCGGACACCATCAAGGTCGCGCCGGGCGGCGGCGCCACGCCCACGCTACGGGCCGCGGCGAACGCGGCCCCGACGGCGCTACGGGCCGCAGGCAAGTTCGGGGGCCCCGTTGTCGGTGCCGCGTTCGCCGCGAAAGATGCGATGAAGGGGGACTACACCGGCGCTGTGGACGCGGCCACGCTGGGCACCTCCGCCTACGTCGCTCCGGTGCTCGGCCCGCTCGTAACGTACGGATTGCAGAAGGCGCGGGACGCGGCGCTCGAGCCGGTCCTCCGGGCGACGGGAGTGATGCCCGCCGATTACAACCCGAACGTCATCACCCCGGCCATGCAGAAAGCCCTGCAAGAACAGGACACGCCGCGCGCCGTGAGGTCCGAGGGGACAGCGCCGACGATGCTGGACAGGAACACGCGGATCGCGGACCGGGCGGTACAGCCCGGCGCGTCCACCACGGCGGTGACGCTCGGCTCGAACGGGCCCTACGGCACCGCACCTGCGAACGTGCCCACCGTGGCGGCGGCGTCGGGCCGGGCGATCGACCCGAGCTTCAAGGTGGGCGAGGGGGAGGGAGCGTTCGTGAACAGCCGCGGGCAAGGCACGGTCATCAAGACCGCGCCCCGGGCTCAGACCGGGGTGAACCTGAACGCCTACGCCCCGCACCAGGGCGGCACGGGGGCCGCGGCGCCGAGTTCCCGCCTGCGCGCCGGGGACCGCGGCGTGTTCGGCTTCATGGTAGACACCCTGGCGGCGCGCGGCGCGCTCGAGAACATTCGGCGGGAGGACGCTATCGGCCTCCGGAACCGCACGCAGGACATCGCGCTCGAGAAGGCCCGGCTGGAGGCCGCCGGGAAGGCGTTGGATCGCCAGATCGCGATGGGCCAGTGGGGCGCAGAGCAGCGCGCGAAGCGCGCTGAGCGCGCCCAGACCGGGCTCGACTCCTTCGCCGACAGCGTGGCGGACGTCGACAAGAACGGGAAACCGCTGCAGAAGAACCGGGACGAGTTTCGCGGCATGGTGGCGCTGTCCCTGAGCCGCCAGGGCAAGGACCTCGCCGATGCTACGCCGGCGGACATTCAGACCCTGCAGAACGGGTATGCCGTGAAGCGGATCATCGACAGCAACCGGTCCTACTTCGGAGACCAGCGGACCTCGCGCGATCTGAACGACTACGCCCCGGTTGCCTCGCGGACCTCCCTGACCGGGAAGGAGTACCTCTTCCCCTCCGGCCAGTGGGTGTCGGCGGACGTGTTGTACGGGGACAAGATGCGGCTCTTCAGGCCGAACGACCCCCGGCGCGCGGACATCGTCCGCTACCTGGAAGAATCCGTGGCTCAGGCCCAGGCGAAGCAAGCAACCAAGTAAGGAGCGCGCATGCCGCGTCTTGACGATGCCCCCATCGTTATTGGGGGTGCACTGGCGGATGCCTACGCCGCCCCGACCGAGCTAGAGGTCGCGCAGGAACAAGCCCTCCAAGATAAAGCCACCTCCGGGCCGCTCATGCACGGGCTCCGCTCTGGGTGGCTCGGCGTGCGGGGCGGCCTCACCTCTCTCGCGGGCACCGCCGCCGAGAACATGGGGCTGACGGACTTCGCCAACGCGCGCTTCCGCGAGGCGGACCTCTTCGCTCAGCAGGCGGAGGCCGCGGCGCCAGAGGTGCGGGACTACCGCGCCGTCAAGGATCTCCGTTCCGCGGCGGTCTACGCCCTGGGGCAGCTCGGGAACGCGGCCGCGACGATGGGGCCGACGGTCCTCACCGCGCTCGGGACGCGCGGGAGGATGGTGCCTACGTTCGGGGTAGCCGGAGGGATGATGGCCGGCGAGCAGGACGTGAACATCCGCCGGGAGAGCCCGCAAGTGGGCGCCGCGGACCGCCTGGGCTCGGACGTAGCACAGGGTGTCGTTGGCGGCGCGCTGGAAGCCGCCGTGCCCCTCGCGCTCGCCCGCCGGGCGTCAGCCGGGCTCGGCGCTGGGCGGATCGGGACCTCGATGGCGCAGGAGGCCGCCACGGAGGCGGCACAGACCGTCTCGGGGCAACAGCTGCACGGGGCGGTAGACCCGGCACGGGATACCTCGGACGACCGGGCTGAGATCATCAACGCCGCGATCGGCGGCGCGATCGGTGGCGGAGGTGCGCATCTGGTCAGCAGTCTGCCGGCTGCGGCGCAAGACGTCGCTCCGCGAGTCCGCGACACCTTCGACGGCACACTCGAAGGCGCGAAGAAGCTCCTGGACAGGACACCTAGCATCGAAGACCTCAAAGGGATCACCCTGCCGGACGAGGTCAAGGACATCGACGCGGCCGTCAAGTTCGTCTCAGAGACGGAGAAGACCGCCCGCGAGGCCGCGGCGAAGGCCGCGAACTGGGTGGCGGAGCAGCCGCGGGCGCCGGAAGGCCTCAAGAAGGCCATGAGCGCGGTAGCCGATAGGCTCCAGGACCCGCTCCTGGACCCGGACACGCTGACCGAGCTTACCGAGAAGACGAAGGCAGCCGTTGACAAGATCAAGGTCGATGAGAAGGTCCGGAGAGTCTCGAAGCGAGTGCGGCAGTACATCGAGGACGCCAAGACCAGCGTCGACGAGATCATGGCCGGGCGAGAGGCTGGTCGGCAAGCCGAGCGGTCCGCCGGGGACTACAACTTCGAGGAGCTCTCGAAGGCCCCGCCGAAGAAAAGCAAGTTCGACATGCGCCCGCTCTGGTCGCCCTCCCCGCTCGGTAGCGTCGGCCCTGCCCCGTCGAAAGGGGTTGTCGGCGCGCCCAGCGACATCCGCATGGGTCCGAAGCCGCCGTCATACAAGACGGCCGCCGCAAGGATCATCGGACCGCGCCTGGACTACACGCCGACGAACGCGCCGCGCACGATTCCGGAAGACGAGTACACGCCGGCAACGCAAGAGCAGCTGCAGGCACTTGCGCGGAAGTACTCCAAGGACCCGAGCCCGGCTCCGCTCGAAGCCCCAGGCCGCGAGCCGGACCTCGAGGTCCTGGACATCATGACGTCGCACCTGGACCCGCAGTTCGTAGCCCAGGCCGACGCGGAGGCTCTGCTCGACCTTGCCGAAACCCACCAGGAGTACGTCAAGCACATCGTCCAGAAGACGGTCGAGCGGCGCGCCCAGGCGATCAAGACCGGCTCGATCCAGAACGACCCGGACGTTGCTCCGCTGCCGTTCCGCCCGGACGCCGAGCTGGTCGAGCTCTACGGCTCGCCGAAGAAAGCGAAAGCCGCGCTGACGGCTGTTGCGAAGCACATGTTCAAGCGCGGGGACTGGGCGGACGTCGGCGCGATCCCGGAGGATCTGGATGAGGTACCGCGGTTCGACCGGAGCCTACGGCAGCAGGCAACATACGGCAGGGCCGTTGAACTGGCTGTGGCGAGGCATCTGTACCCGCAGTTCCTCAAGACCCGCGACGTCCGCGCGCACGTCGCCAATCAGGTCGGCGAGCGAGTGACGGACTGGCTGCGCGATCCGCAAGCTGGAGCGGCGCAGGAGCTCGTTACGGACATCAAGAGGTTCGTGAAGGACCCCGAGGGCCTGCTGGACGAGCTCTTCGCTCTCACCGAGCAGCGCCGGTCGTTTGTCAGCGGTGCGCAGCTGCTCGACGACAACACCGGAGACCTCGTGGACCTCGAGTCCGGCGCCCCGCGCGACGAAACGCGCGGCGCGGACCTGGCCCCGACGGAGCAGATCGGCCGGGTTGGCGACGTCGCCGGCGGGCCGAGCGGGGACCGCACCGGGTTCGGTATGCCGCAGCGCCGGGAGCCGACCGACGTCGAGCTCCGTCTCTTCAAACAGATCAAGTCTGGCATCGCAAACTGGTTCCAAGACGTTCCGACCGAGGGCGCCAAGGAAGGGATCATCAAGACCATGCCCCTCGGTTTGTACCGAGACATCCAAGAACTGCTGGAACAGGATGGGCTCGATGAGCTGAACCCCGATCACGTTCAGTTCATCGAAGAAACTCCGGCGAAACTGGAGACGCTGTACAACATCGAGCTCAGCAGCGCCGACAAGATCAAGCAGGCTCGCGAGCGCGCGGACGGGATCCTCGACGTGCTGCAAGGGCGCGGCACGGAGTGGTATGCGCTGTCGATCACGAAGCGGTACAACAGCGGCCAGTTTACCGTCAATCTGAACGTAGGCACGAAGCGCGTGGACACACAGCGGCTGTTCAACGCGATGAACCGGCGCTACAAAGGCGAGTACGACGCGAACGAGCGTACCGGCCAGACAGCGCGGAAGTACGTGTCGGACATGTTTGCCCGCGGAATCTCCCACCTCGTCGCCGACGAGCGAGTCCGCCAAAACGCCCCGCTGCACGCGAACGCCTTCAACTTCGACGACGACGAAGTCCTGGTGACCCACAACGGCGTGAAGTACACGTGGGGAGACATCAAGCATGGCCAGCTCGAGCAAGGCGAGTCGGAGGTGATACGGCGTCTGCGCTCCGTCGACGACCCCACGCTGCATGTCTCGCGCGCGCAGGGGGCGGAGGAGATCACCAAAGAGGCGACCGACGAGTGGGGCAACAAGCGTATCGAAAGCCGCGCGCTCGACGCGGCGCGCGTCGTGAAGAACAAAGACGGCACTGTGCGCGGGGTCATCGTTCCGGAAGACAACACGGACGCCGGCTACATCGCGGACGAAGCCACGCTCGCCGGTCTGGAAACGGAGCACGAGCAATTCGAGGCGAGTGAAGCCCGCAAGGAAGCAATGCGCGGGATCCTAGCGAAGTACGCCAAAGAACGCTCGGGCATCAGTGCGGAGCTGAAAGCCGGCAAGCTCACGAAGGAAGAAGCGCGGGACCAGTTCGCCGAGATCTCGGCAGCTGAGAACCGAGAGCTCGAGGCCCTTCCGCGCGAAGAGGCCATGGCAACCCTGCGCACTACGCGGATAGCAGACACACTGCCGACGGGTACCGAGCAGCGCAAGGCCATGAAGGCCGAGCGCGCAGCGCCCAGGATCCGCGTTACGGATGAAGAAAAAGCGGGACAAGAAGAGCGAGAGGCTGAGCGGCGGCGCATCAACCGAGTGACCGAAGAGGCTCGGCTAGAAAGGGCCGCGGAGCGCAGCAGCCCCACAGCTGTGCGGACCCACGCCGGCGCGGACACGGCTAATACCGACACCGTCTCCGCCCTCGCTAGGGACGCGGTGACTGCTCGCCAAGCCCCCAAGAAGAACAAGCCGCAGGAGACCTTCTCGGATGACGTTGCGGAAGCCCGCGCTATCGGGACCTCGGCGCAGGCCGCGACCGCCGCGAACTGGTTGCTGAACAAAGGGAACCTGAACGACGAGCAGAAGAAGACGCTGCGGAACCTGATGGCGAAGAAGAACTGGATGGGCGTGCTAGATTACGCCTCTCAGTTCGTGGAGCCGAAGCAGACGAAGATGCGGATCGACGGGACGGACGAGCTCCATCCCGAAGCGCAGGCGGCGATCCGCGCGGAGATCGAACGGATACTCGGCAAGAAGGACACCGAGGTGCTCTTCAAGAAGCTCGAGGAGATGGACGGCGCACAAGGGCGCTTCATCGACCTCGACCCGATCGAGCGCATCCAGATCTCCCTCATGACCGGCGCTCCGATGGCTACGGCGTACCACGAGGTGGCCCACGCGTTCTTCGCGCGGCTCGCCAAGTCCAACTCCCCGCTGGCCAAGCGCGTGATGAACGACCTGCTCGAGTTCTCCGCGACTCCGCGCACTCGCGCGCAGCTGGAGAAGCTCATCCGCGAGCACGCGACTAAGGACAGCGTCGACGACGCGTTGAAGCAACTGGATGACCCGGAAGAGCGCGTCGCGTTCGCGTTCCAACTGTGGCGGCAGGGCAAGCTGGAAGTAGGACCGCGCACCGACGGCTGGTTCAACCGCATCCTGAACTGGATCGCCAAGGTGGTCAACATCGTGCCGAAGGATCAGCGCATTGCTGACTACTTCGACGCTCTGTATCGCGGTCGCTTCGCCAACAAAGACGCGCTCACCGAGGTCCTAGCGGACGTCCGCCGGGACGACGCGTTCGATCAGGCCGACGCGAGCATGCCCCATGTGATGAACTGGGTGAACAAGGCGTTCAGCACCGCAGACGGCTGGATTCGGGACCAGAAGATCCCGGCCCTGACCGAGCTCGCCGACAAGATGTCCCTCGGCATGGGCGAGCAGAACAAACGCCCGGGCTTCATGCAGGCGAAGCACGTCGAGCTGAACAAGCGGATGAACCGGCTGATGGCTACCGTGCGCGGGAAGAGCAAAGAGCAGATGCGCATGGCGCTCGACGCGCTCCAGAAGCAGAGCGGCGTGCCGCCGCAGGACGAGGGGGCGAAGGCAATCTACAACAGCGTGCGGGAGATCCTCGACGAGACGCACCAGTACATCACGAAGGCCGGCGTGCGGCAGTACGTCGGGCGGAATGACGAGGGCGAGCCGCAGTTCGCGCCGATCAAGTACCTCCAGAACTACTTCCCGCAGATGTGGGACCCCGAAGCCATCCGCGCCGACAAGGCCGGGTTCGAGAAGCTGCTCGCCGACTCCGGCATGAAGCCGGAGATGATCAAGATGGTGTACGACTTCCTCACGCAAATGCACGGGAACAACGTGACTCTCGGGAAGAACGACCTCACCGGCGCGCTGCAGTTCCGCTTCGACGCGGCGAACGCGCGGATCCTGGACGACCTCAACAGGGACCTTGCGCAGAAGTACATGCAGAAGGACCTCATCTTCGCGATGAGCACGTACCTGAATCAGGCGGTGAAGCGCGCGGAGTGGTCCCGCCGCTTCGAGAACGGGCAGGGAGAGAGCACGATCCCTGACACCATACTGAAGGCGAAGGAACAGGGGATGTCCGACGCAACGGCGAAGGACGTGACCCGGTACCTGCAGGCCATGGAGGGCACCCTGGGGCACGACATCCCGCAGGAGCTCCGCAATCTGTTCGGCGGCCTCACGGTGTACCAGAACATCCGGCTGCTGCCATTCACCCTCATGAGCTCCCTCGTGGACCCCATGGGGATCGTCGTGCGCGGCGGCTCCTTGGCCGACGCGTTCCAGGCGTACGTCAAGGGCGTGAAGGGCCTGGTCGGCAAGGGCGCCGATGAGGACTTCGAGCTGGCCTCTACGCTCGGAGCGATCGAAGAGGGCTCCGCGATGTCCATGTACGGGGACCTCTACGGCTCCCAGTACATGACGCCGTGGCAGCGCCGTGTGAACAGCGCGTTCTTCCGCTGGAACGGGATGGAGGCGTGGAACCGTGGCATGCGGATCGCAGCGACGCGAGCCGCCGTGCGCTTCCTGGACCGCCACGCTAAGGGCGCGAACCAGCACTCGGCACGCTACCTCGCCGAGCTGAACGTGACAGCGGAGGACATCGCCGCGCGGAACGAGAAGTGGGCTGAGGCGGTGAACAGCTGGGTCGACCAGTCCATCCTGCGGCCGAACGCTTCCCAGCGCCCGATGTGGATGAGCGACCCGCACTGGCAGCTGGTCAGCCACCTGAAGCAGTTCACGTACAGCTTCCAGAAGGTGATCCTCGACCGCGTGTTCCACGAGCTCAAGCACGGCAACTCGTCGCCCTTGATCGCCCTGAGCAGCTACGTTCCCATGATGATCGCGTCCGACATCATGCGGCAGTTGCTCACGCTGGGCACGGACGAGCCCGACAAGGACTTGAGCCAGTGGATGCTCCAGGGCGTACAGCGCGCGGGTATCCTGGGGCCGGCTCAGTTCGTCGTGGATGCTTACGGGGACGCGAAGCATGGTAAAATGGGCGCGGAAGGGCTGTTCGGCCCGAGCGCCGAGCAGTTGGCGGACCTGGCCCGAGCCACTACCGCCAAGGGCTCGATCTCCGACTGGCTCGTCCGAGCCGGACCGGTCAACGCGATCTACAGGTGACCCATGGAAGCAGCCGACGAAATCGAGAACCCGCTCCGGCCCCAAGAAGCCACGCCGCAGTTCACCGCCGGTCGGGTGAACATGGCCCCCCGGAACGAGCATCCACTGCTCGACGACCCGTTGCGCCTCACCAGGATGGCCCTGGCTGGCGGCGGCGGAGCACTGCCGTTCGCCCTCCGCGCCGGGACCACGGCCTACAGCACGATCACGAGCCCGCCCCCGATCATCAAGGACGCCGTCGAGAAGATGTTCGACTCCGCCCCCGCGCGCTCGATCGCCGCGCGGCTCCGGAACGCGACCGCCCAGCCGCTGGGCGTCGGCCCCGGGCAGCCGAATCTCGGGATCGGGACGCGTGTCGGCCAGTGGAAGCCGCCGTCCGAGCTCATCCAGAACGCCCAGGCCGCCGGCAAAGCGCTCGGTGACGCGAGCAGGTTCGCCACGAAGAACCATCTCCGCGACAAGTGGCTCGAGCTACACGGCCAGGACGGCAAGAAAGCCGCTGGCTACGCTATCGCCGACGTTCTCTACTAGGAGACCACGATGGACATCATCAACTGGCTTACGGGCACGTCCGCACGCAGGCAGAAGGCGGAGGACATGGCCATGCAGGCCCACCTAGAGCGCGTCCGCTCGGGACAGATGACCTTGGAGCAAAGCGAGGCCGTTCGCGTCAAGACCCTCGCCGACATGGGATACGCGCCAGCGGCCGCGCCCCCTACGCTGCGCGACCCGAAGGCCCCGCTCCGGCCCGACGCGCCCCCGCCGCCCTCCGCTCCTCTGCCGGCAGCTGCTCAGGGGTATCAGAACTACAGGGACAACCGCGACGCGGTTAAGGACCTGGACCCTCTGACGGGCAAGCCCAAGGCGCCGGCGCCCCCGCCGGTTACGCCCCTCAAGCCGCCGGCGATCGGCGAGGCGAACCCGGCCAACGCCGAGGTCCTGGAAGCCGCTGGGATGGGTTCTCCGCTGCGCCGGAGACCGGTGCAGCCGTGATTCTCGAAGCCCTGGCGGCCTTCGTAGCCATGTTCCTGGCCGACTTCGTGTGGGCCAAGTACATCAAGGCTATCGCGGACCACCGCCGCCCCTCCGCGTCCTCGTGGGCGGTGCTGCTCATGGTGCTGTCCGGCGTCGCCACGATCACCTACGTCAACAACCACTGGATGCTGATCCCGGCCGCGCTCGGTGCGTTCGCGGGAACCTGGTTCTCGGTCCCCAAACCCCACGGCATCTACCTTCTTAGCCCTGAGCCCGTAGCGGCGGGATTGAATGCCCGCCCCATGAAGGACAGTCCAAAAGAAAAGGGCCCGTAGGCCCTAATCTGTTGGGTCACCATCTTCCTAGTAGACGGGGCGAACGCTCCACCGTTTTGCGTATTCTCCGGTTACGCCCGCCATCATCACAGCCGCAACGGCGGCCTGCTCGCTGTTAAACAGAGGCCAGTGCTTATGTGGTGATCCGTCGACGAACACACACCACGCCACCGGCTCTTGCTCGGGGAGGGTTGGAGGGGCGGTCACATGTCCTCGCTCTTCGTCGCCTTGAGTCGTACCTTCATCTTGTGGCCCGTCTCCCGGGCGTGCGCCACGGCCTTGTTCTTGATCACAGTGGTGAAGGGGCAGTCGTAGCACCAGTAGCTGTCGAACTGGAACGTCATGCTCCCGCTGGCCTCAGCCCGAGATAGACAGGGTGTCTCGGCTTGTCCTTCACTCCCACGGGGAAGAACTTGTACTTCACCACCTGCCCGATCATCGTCTTTCGTTGCTTCCAAAATACCTCCTTGTCGTTGTCATCCAGCCCTGTACCCACCGTGAACTCGACTCCGGTGTAGCAATCCCGGACCGCAAGGCCTCCGGCCCTTCCCTTCGGGACCAGGCCCTTCTTAGCGCTCGAGCGGCTCGTACGACCGAGCTCGTTCTTTGTCGCGGCATTCGTGTTCTCCATCTCCTCGATCACTTCGAGGATCCTCGCTTCCGAATCCTCGAACCGCTTCAGCTTCATCATGCCCTGCTCCTTCATCGTGGAGCGGCCGAATTTGTAGACACCCTGCGGGCTGCGCAGTATCAGACCTTCGTACCCAGCATCCAGGCACTCGCTTTCGTAGTCGAGTAGCTGCTTCTCGGTCTTGATCCGACGCTGTTCCAGAACAACGACGCTCACGCCGCGGTACGGGTTGAGCGTCTTGATACGGTCCTCAAAACCGAGATCCGAGTCCCAGTTGTCGAAGACGAAGAGGCGCACGAGTGGTTCCCCGTGCTCACGCATTACGCCCGCAACGGTCTGGCGGTAGCAGTCTGGCGCGGTTGGCCGATCGACGATGAGTTCACCGTCTGCTCCGTGAAAACGCGGACTACCGAATAAGACGTTCACGTGCGGATTGGGCACCGGCTTTAATGCGCGGGTGAACAACGTACCGCGGTTGTTCAGAACTCGGACGCCGTCGAGCTTTGGCGACGCGAGCACGGGGAAATTGACGGCCGACACGTCTTTGATAGTTGCGGCCAGCATCGGCTTCACTTTGTGAGCTCCTTGAGTTTGAGTCCGATTGCGACGAGTTCCTGCCATGTCGCGTTGTTCTTGATCGTGTTGGCTCGGTGCGATACGACCAGCACGTTGCCCGGAGTGTAGCCCAATGATGGGATGATACTGTCGAGAGTTGGACTATTTGGCCCGAACTTCTGGCCATTCCTCATCAACCTCACCCCGAGATACGGGCACAGCCCGTTCTTGGGGAAGACGATGTCTTCGAGGGTGATGAGGAATGGGACTCCGCGCGCTTTGGCGCGCGCTTTAGCACTAGACAGCAGCTGGCGCCGTGGATCTCGGCGCCACTTATGGCTCTTCTCGATGTTGTGCTGCGGGTTGTCCTTCAGGCGCTGCTTATCGCGCGCCTTTGTACAGTGAACGCAGTGGCCTGACTTGTACCTCTCGGTGGTACCGCAGGCCTTGCAGAGTTTTCCGTGGTAGGTAGTCGTAGTGGCACGTGGCATGCCTTGAAGTTTAGCACGCCACGCGCCAAAAACCAAGCTACGGAAGCTGGCACTCCTCGCTTTCAGCCACCTCGGGGATCTTGCACATCACCTTCTGCACGCTGCGAACCGTGAAACCGGAGGCGCGCATGCCGTCGGCGATAGCCAGAAATTTGCAGAACTCGACGCTGTAAGTGCCGCCGAACGGGCCCACACTGATGGATCCCTGACAGCTGTTCGCGGACGCGGCCAGACCCGTTCCCCCGAAGCTCAGGGACTTGGTCTCGACGTCCACCGGATTGTTGACGACTGGGTTAGCCGTGGCCGTAGCCGCGCCGCCGGAACCGATGCCGAGTGCACTTGCCTGTGCTGCCGCAGCAGAGAACGCGTGACCGCCGGTGGCGGTTGCCGTCGGACTCCCGCCGGAAGTCGGGCAGTTGCCCTGACAGCCGTTCTGGTTCCCAGTCGCGAAGGCGCTAGTGGCCAAGAGACCGAGGATGATGCCGATGAAGAGGTGCTTCATGTTCACTCCGTTGTTGAAGGTTCAAGACAATGGGACCAGTAGCGGGAGTCTTTGTACCCCTGCTTCTTGTCCCAGTAGGCGCAGCGGGCGACGTACGGCGAGACGCCAAGCGCCTCGCTGCGGCCGACCCAGTCGGTTTCGATCTGTTCGTATTGTTGTTGTGTCTGCCGCCCGTTGCGCCGCTCCACCCCGTAGAGGCGTAGCATGTGCACGTCCAGGCAGGTGAGCTTCACTTCGAGCGGGAACGCCATCTCGAGCGCGAAGGTGGTCTTGGCGAGCCCAAGCCCGGCGACGCGTTGCTCCAGGCGGTTCCGTGCGTTGCTCCACGGCTCGTGTAGGCCGCGGTAGTACACCGTCGGGTCCGCCCAGAAGTCCTCCTTGAAGGCCCAGATGTACTTGGTGCGGTTGTTGTGCATTCCTGCGCGGGAGCAGATCAACAACCGGCGGAGCTCCTCCTTGTCCGTCATCCAGACCTTGAAGTCCTTGATAGCGTTGTAAGCATTCACGTTGCTCTTCCACGTCGTGTGGACCGAGCAGAACGCGAACAGCCAGCGCCGGAAATACTCGTTGTCGTCCTGGGCAGCGACGCCGCTCCAGTAGTTGGAGTAGTCGTCGCGGCCTGGGAAGTCTTGATGCAGCTCGTTGAAGACCGCGGCGACTTCGGGTGTCACGTATTCGGCCCCTTCGCGACAACTTGCCGCAGCCAGATGCCGCCGTCTTGGGGATCGTACGTCACGATTAGGGGCCCGACCAAGTGGTACCCCTGATCCAGGTACACGACCACGCAACGCGAGAACGTGACGCTGTCGACGCCGGTGAGGATCTTGTAGTCGTTGATCATTTCTTCTCCGATTCCGCCAGGCGGTCGAAAACGGCGCGAGTGAGTTCTGCGCGCGCACGCGCTACCTCGGCCTCTTTCTTCATAAAGAAATGGTGGGCTTCAGCCATCGAGTCGACGGCCTCTTCCAGCTTCAGGATTGCACTGCGGATGCTCTCCGGGAGATCACTGAAGTACTTCATTGCACGGTCCTCGCCATGAGGAACTCGTAGTCCCCCGGCAGCGCCGGCAGAACCAGCACGCGAAGGACGTTCAACTCGGCGCCGTCGAACACGGCGATGAGTTTGTCCTTGGCTTCTTGGACGCTGTGCGCCGCGACGCGGTAGACCCAGACCTCGTTCGGGCCGTCGGGGACCTGGACGGTCACGTTGACGGGGTAGAGCCGCGCCGGGTCCTGGAAGTCCACGAACGTGGGGTTGAAGAGCGATTCCTCCGGCGGCTGCATGGCAGCTTCGCCGATTGCGTTCCCGTTGCACCTGGCGGCGAGCTCGATTTCCTGGATCCCGCTCATGCTTGCTTCCTCTTCTTGGTTGCGACCAGTGGATGCGCTTTGTGTCCGGTAACCACACACGTACGCGGGCGGCGTTCCGAGATCAAGTGCTTAGCACGAAGTTCGAAGACAGCGCGGCACACCGAATTAATCGGCACGCCGCTAAAGCGGGAAAGCTCGCTGCGAGTCACAGATCCGAGCAACCGGATGTCGCGGAGCAAGCTCTGTTCCTGAGTGATCATTGGGTCCTCTAATGTGGTGCGAAGTGAATCGGCCTGTCAGTGCTCCAGCACAGGCCGCAAGTTAGGCAAGATTGGGTCTTGCCGGTCTGCTCGGGGCACGGTATCCCCTCGCCAGATACGTTGGCGCTCATCTTCCCGCCGCGATCGGAGAAGCGTATCCAGCATCTGTCGCTGTTCATTTCCTGAATCACCTTCCCGATTCCATCCGAGTGCTCCGGCCACCGGTGTGTATACCCGAAGATCCGCAATCGGGGGTACTTCACCAGTGCGTGCTTCCAGAACGCCGTGTATTTCTTGTCCAGAAAGTCGCCAAGGACGTGCAACCGGACGACAAAGCCATCGATGTGCTTCGCGTGCAGCTCGGCTAGCTCTCCGGTGAGACAGTCGTAGAAGTCCGGGTGCGTTACGTCCGCGCGGTGCGCGAGGTACATGTTGTTGCCGTAGCAGTTGGCCCACTGTGCGCAGGATGCTGGGCATGTTTTCCTTTCTTCAAGGGTCAGTTGGTAGAGCGGCATGCCCTTCCATTTGCCCTTCGCGATCTTCATCTTGCCTTTGCCTAGTTTGTTATTCGAGTTGGCTGGCTTAAGCAGCCTCGTCTCGTACGGGCTCTTCACTGACTTCGTGAAGATTGTGCGCCCTTTACCGGCCAAAGCTGGGTGATCTGCACGCAGCGTTGTCACAACCGAGCCCACTTTCCGCCCCGCGCGCCATGCCCAGTTGGCGATGGAACCCAGTAGCGTACGGCTCCAGAGGCGGTCACTTTGTAGCGCCGTTCTTCCACTACTGGCAAGTCTACGATGAAGTACGGAAGAGGATCGAAAGAACCCGCGTACTCCGCGGTTTTGGGCATGAGAACTGAGAGCTTGTAGGCGTGGCCGGCCACCAGCTGTGCCCTGCCGTTAACCCACATTCGAATCCAGTCCTTCATTGTGCGTCTTTTGGCTTGCGAAACAGTACTCGTCCGCTACGCAACGAGGCTTGCATGTCAGCGATCTCGGCAAACAAGCGCTCGCGCTGCGAGAGTGTCAGCGCCGAGAACTCTTTCTGATTCACCAAGATCCCATCGAGATGCCCGGCGAGGCGATCGCAAACCCACCACAAGCGTTCCTTTTTGCTTTTCATTTGGTGTCTTTCTCCTCTCGTAGTTCAGTCGAGAATGATGCCACCCGGAAGTCCTTTTAGAAGGCCTTGCCATGCTTGTAAGGGCGGGTGGTGTTGTACTCGTGCTTCAAGCGAATCGCTTCGCCGATGTTGATACCGTACATGTAGCAGAAGTCGAACACGCGGATCACGACGTCCGCCATCTCAGCACCCAGCGCTGAGATTTCGGGGACCTTGGTATCGCGCGCTGTCGGATCCTTTCGAAGAACCTCAAGCGCTTCGGAAAGCTCGCTATGCATCAGCGCGATTTTCTCCGGCAAGTTCGGTTTGTCATTCCAGAAGCCGTGGTCGTAGGCGTTGTCGAAGGCCAGGCGCGCCACCTTATTGATGACGGCGGCTTCCTCCGGGGAGATTTGGTTGGCCATGCTTTCGTACTCCGTACTTGAAGATGTTGTACATCAGCGCAGTTGTCAGGACGATGGTGTAGAGCGCCTTGACAACTTGCGCGGTCGTAAAGATGTGGTGCTTGACGGACATGGATCCTTTAACGTACGGCTCGCAATCCACTCCGCACACTTGGCCCGGGAGACCACCCCGGCGAGGAACGTGGATCGCGTTAGCGTGAGCTTCCTGAGCTCGTTCGGGTCGGCGCCCCAGACAAACGCCCCTTCTTTACACCCGACGATCACGGCGACATGTCGGCCTTCCAGGTGACGCCTAGTGATCCATTCCCATTGCAGCGGCGACAACTCAACGTCTATGACGGTGTCTGCGCGCTTGGGGAGGATGACGAACTTGTACTCGACCCAAAGGTCGGCCTTGTCACCTGAGTACCACACATCTGGCGTCCCGCCACGGTAGGGATTCGCCATCTTCTCTCTGTGAAGTTTTGGAGGGAGATGGTTGTGCACGCTGCTGATGAACACGTTTTCCGGCTTCCTACTCATCGTCGGATTCAACCGTGTACTCGGCGATGATTTCCACGGGCTGCGCCGGTTTGTCCATGTGGAACACGAACGATTGGCCCGAAGGGAATGCGCCTTCTATGAAGCGCTGAGATGTGGCTAAGCGCTCAAGTGCTTCCGCCACGTTTGGCGCAAGAGTCTCGTTACCATGACGTGCGCCCGTCATGATCTTTAGCATTAGCGTGAGCCTACGCATCGGCTGTGGCTCGTTCCAGGGTGAGTTCCATGTTATGAAGCGGCACGTAGTGAACGTCGATGCCGCACGCTCTTGCGACCTGGATCTCCCGCTGCACGCCTCGCGATTCCTCCCATCCCGGGAGCATCAACACCACCAACGCTTCGCAATGCCGCAGAACCGATAGGTCCTGCCGCATCCAGAACTCGTGGTCAAGCTGTCGCTCAGGTTCCAGGTGCAGAGAGATGAAGTGGCTGTGCGGGATCGGTGCGAACACCGTATACCCTTCTGCCATCAGTTGCGCTGCGTACTTACATGCGATGTCGACACGCTCTTCGAGCAGCGCTTTGTCGTTGGTCGAGTACGGAGTCGCGAGGTAGATGAAGCTCATGTTAGAACTCCGGAGTGAGCTTCGCGAACGTGTGCGGCATGTCGTCCAGTTCCTTCGGGAGGACGCCCACGCGGATGCGGTGCTTGGTTTCGATGTAGTGTGCGATGTTCCACATGGCCGCGGCCTCGTGGTCCTCGTCTTCGTACCCGGCGATCTCCTTGTCGAGGTGCCGGATGGCGCTGTTGATGAACTCCGACAGCGGAATGCCCTTCTCCCAGTTGCGCGCGTCGTACTTCAGCGAGCCTTTCTGGTTGTGGAGGTCGTACCGCTGCAGCGCGTGCACCGCGCGCAAAACAGGGAGGCCCTTGAGGTCCCCGCGGTCGCGCACGGCACCGGTCTTGAACTTGCGGCGCTTGCCGCTGTCCTTCAGTAGGCCCTGGGCCTTCTTCTTCATGGGATGGTGACTCCGTCGACGGTCACTTTGGACCTGGTTTCGATGAAGACCCGCGCCCCGCAGTTGAGGGGGCGCAGGCCGCATTCGACGGCGTCAACCAGCACGCTGGGCCCGTCGATGATCACTCGCTTGCCGTAGTGGTTCTCCTTGCCCACCTTGACGGTGAGCGTCGGCTTGTGGTCGCCGTGCTTGATGTTCCAAGCGATGTGATGTTTGTTCACGTGGATTCGCTTCAGTCTTGCGCTCATGGTTGCTTCGCCTTGATGTAGAGTTCGATCACGATGATCAGCGCGAGGCCGATCAGTAGGTCGATGGCGACGTCAGTCTCCACTGCAACCTCCGCCGTCCCCACCCCAGTCTCCGCTGGCCCCGCCACCCCCGAACGATCCGCCTCCGCTGCTGTAGTCGCTGCGCTGTGTCGTCGTTTCGTACCCGACGGTTGCGATCGCTGCACCCAACACCGCCGCAGCTAGGTGGTCGACCGTCTCTTCTTCTCGGCGCGCGGCTTGTTGAACCGTGCGGCGGTGGAGCTCAGACTTGGATACAGACGGACGGCTTACCGGTCTTCCGGCAATGGTGGTGAGCGGCGCGTTCATGGCCCGCTTGACCTGTTCCGCTTGCAGCTTTTTGCTAACGACCGGCACGTCGTATGCTTCTCGTTCCGCCTTCCGTTTGGCCACCAGATCGTAGTTCGCCTGGAGGCGCGTGGCTTGGTCGCGGAAGAACAGCCGCTTGATCCACTTGATCATAGTGCCTCTCCTCTCTCCATCATGGTGAGAACCTGGTTGTTGAGCGTCTGCCGCGAGATACGGTGTGCGCGCCGGGCGATAGCGAGACACAGATTCCGTTGCCGCTCTAGATAGCGGCTCATGGCTGGTGTGTACGCTTTGCCCTGCTGCTCCATGAAGTATCCGTAGACGCGCGACAACTGGTAGATCGGACGATCGATCCAGACAGGACCGGACGAACGCAGCGAAGACCCTTTTCGTAGCGGGGACCGCGGCTTCTGCCGACGAGATCGCGCCGCCACGAACGAGAGCCCAGCGGCTTTCAACTTGCCTTGTCGCCACCCGCGTTTCATTGCGTTCGTGGCGTCGTGAAGATCCCGCTTGGAAAGCGTGACCTTGCGCGCCATGGCACGCATTCGCTTGGTTCTGCGGTGGCTCACAGCTGATCCAGTTGGTTTCGGAGCTCGATGCCTTCCTGTTGCGCGGCCTCGAGCTCCTGCTTCGCCTTGGCCAGGCGACTGGCGTTCGCTTTCAGCTGCGCTTTGAGCGCGGCCTTGGCGTCTTTGTTCGCAGCGGGGGGTTTTTCCTCCCCGATGTGAAGGATGGCGGATTGTTCTCTGGGCATGGTGTGGTTAGGGGCGCCCAAATTATAGGAAGAGGGTCGTTTAAGCCGCGCACTCCTTCGCGGCCCCCAAATCGTGTGTTGACTACTTCTTGCCCTTCTTGCCGGCCTGGGCCCGCTTGACGGCTTCCTCGTAGCCGGATACATCCGGCTCGGCAAGCACCATCTCGGTGGCCTTCTTCTGCTGGCCGAACGACGCGTCGACGTTCGGGTTAGGCCCGGCGACGGCGAATCGTAGCGAGGCGTAGGAACTGCCGGCGTCGAAGAAGATCTCGGTGATCACCTGCATCGGGTGGACGTTCTTCACGCGAAGATCGTTCACGTACTTGGCGAAGTACTTCCGCGCAGTCGGCGAAACGATGATCGTGTGCACGGTGTCCTCCGTCACGCCGGGCATCCCCAACGCGATCTTCACGGAGTTCTTGCACGCCTTTCCCTCGTCTCGCGAGCCAAACTGGTTCATAGGGCACGCGTCGCAGCCGTTCGATTGCACGTCCGGCGAATTCTCGCTCGGTACCATGCCCTTCGGCTCCTGGCTGATCGCGAAGCACGCCGGTGGCGTGGGGTTGTTGCGATCGAACTTACCCGGGAAGTACGTGTTCGTGTACGCCCAGTCGAGGATCACGGCGCTGATCGGGCCGGCGCCTTCCTTCCCGTCTGGCATCACGAACTTCTTGTCCTGCGTCACGCGGATGGTGTTGCCCCCGACCGTTTCCACCTTCTTGGCCATGGTCGTCAGCTGCTTTGCCAGCTGTTCGGCCACGTTCATTGGGAGGTTGGGGGTGCTGCTGTCGATCGGTGCTTGTGTGGTCATGTGGTTCTCAGGTTGAGTTTGCGTTTCGTGAACGGCACCGTTCCCGGCACCTTCACGCCTTGCTCGAGCAGCTCTCGGTAGCTGGCGGAAGACGGACGCCGCTCCAGCAGATGCCAATACTTCTTCCGCTGGATGAACTTGTAGAGCGCGTCCCAGTCGTTGACCTGCGGTACGATGGACTCGGTGATCGAGGCCTTCGCCAGCTTGCCCGCGGCGGCGGTCGTGCCCTGCTCGTCGGCTAGCGCGATGAACTCGTCCTCGAGCCTGCCTTCGTCCTGCTTCATCACCTTCACCTGTTCTTCGAGGGCGAGCCGTGCGGCCCGCAGCGTCGACAGCTGATCGATGAGAGAGCCCAATGTGGGCTTCGTCATGCTTCACTCCTTCGTTGAAAATTACTCGGGGTTGGAGAGTTCGTCCATCCATTTCTTTCGAGCCAGGCGCACTTTTTCCTGGATCAGGTACATCTTGTGCCACTGGACTGAGTCCACCGGCAGCCCGATCAAGGCCTGCTCGAGCATCAGCTCCAGTGCGCGGCTCTCGTCGAGCGTGAGACCTACGACCACGATCACCGGAAGTCGTCCTTCGGGACCATGCCCATCCGCCCGTCGGCGATGATGATCAGGTAGCCGGCCGGCTCGCCTAAAATCTCGCCGTCCACCCAGCATGCCGGGACGCCGATGTCCTTGCCAGCGATTGTGATCTTCGCTTCCTTGGCGTTTTCGTCGGTCGGAGCGATGGGGCACGGGCTCTGCGTCAGGGTGATCCGGATTGACCCGTCCGGCGACACAGCCGTTGGAGCGCTCTGCACGCCCGTGGCGCAGCCGGTGAGGAGAACGACTGCGGCGATTGCGATGTGCTTCTTCATTTGCTGTAGCACCTATCGTAGTCTCCCTCGGCGGCCAGGGGGAGGTCTGGTGCCCACGCCGGTGGCGTGGACATGATCTTGATCGCCCAAATGAGGCCTTCGTCCGCCTCTTTCTCGGGCATGAGAAACACCACTTCGTCATGCGACATCCAGATGACGGGGTAGCGCTCGTTGATGTCGAGGAGTTGGTCTGCCACGACACACCGCGCCAGGAACTGCACGATGTTCTCCGTCAGCGACCCGCCCCAGGTCTTGACTTGCACGGACGTGTGATTGTAGGTGATTCGGTCGACTTCTCCGTTCCATCTGTAGGTGCAGTGCATAAACGGATACACCAACCGCATACCCGTCGGGCCTTCAACGTACCCGACGTTGTCCTTGCGATACCACCTGATGTACTTCCACGAGCCCGAGATTCCACGGTGGAGATCCATCGCGATCTGTTCGGCGCGCGACCACATGTCCACGATGGGCTTGTTTTCCTGGCGCCAAAAATCGACGTGCCGCACGCACATCTCTTTCGGCAGATCCATCTTCGGCCCCATCATACCCTTCGCCATCGTGTCCTGGTATGTGTCCGGCCCCATCCCGAAGCCCAGCCCCAGCTCGCAGACCTTACCGACCTGGCGTTCGTCTTTCGTGGCCGGGTTGCTCTTCGAGACCTCGTAGCCGTAGAGCTTAGAGGCGAAGATGCTGTAGAGATCCTTCCCTTGACGGAAGAGCTCTACCTTCTCGGTGTGCCCCGAGACGTGCGCGTTCACGCGCGCCTCGATTTGAGCCGAGTCCACGACACCGATCACGAAACCGTCAGGAGCGATGATCGACCGCCGCAGGTTGTCGGTACTCACCACGGCGCCCGTATCGTCCTTCTTGAGCTTCGGAAGGTTCTGCATGTTCATCTTGTTGCCCGCCGACCAACGCGTCGTGTGCGCTCCGCAGTAGTGCAGAAGGATCGGCAGTTTCTGGTGCCCACGCCCGGCGTTGAGGAGCCGCACCGCGCGGGTTTCCCCGATCGTGCTCTTGACCGCGAGGCGCGCAGCGACCAGGTTCCGCACCTTTTCGTCCGGGTGCGTCTGAAGCGCCTGGAACTTGAGGTCGTTCTTGGCGAATGCGTAGATGTCGCGCCCTGTCGGGTGTGTCGAAGTCGGCTTGCTGCGCTTCATTGGCGGTTCTACGCCGAGACCGCGCAACGCCGATGCGAACTGTTCATTGCTGGTGAGGTCTTCGCGCGTCACGAAGGTAGCGGCCACGGCTTTCGCTTTCTTGCTGACCTGGAGCTCGTACTCCGTCTGTACGAGGGCTTCGTCCACGTAGACCTTGGCCTCTGTGAACATTCGCACCGTCAGGTCGATGATTCGTAGCTCGCGCGGCGGGATGTGCGGCAGCATGTAGTCGAACATCGCCCGACAGGCCACCGTGTCGCCTGCGCAGTAGACCGCCGCCTTCATCAGAAGGTCGGACGGCAGCACGCGAAGCCCCTTCATCTCAGCCAGTGAGTCCTTGGCCACCTTGCCCTGAACTCCACAGCGCTCAGCTACGGAGTCCAGGTCATGCCTTCCGATGATCCCGAAGTGTCCACGGGACATGGACAGCGTGTCGAGATACAGCTTCGGGATCACCTTAAAGCGCTCTGACAGGACGAAGCCGTCGAAGTAGTTGTTGTGGCACAGGAGCGCAGTCTTCGACCAGTCGATGTCGTTGATCTGCAGGATCTGCTTACCGACCCATACGTCGACGGGTTTGTCGTCGATTTGGATCCCGAGCATGTGCACGAGGAATCGCTCGTCTCGCACGTACTCGGAGGTCGCCATCTTACGAAGGGAGTAGTCCTTGTCGTAATACGTCTCGATGTCGACGGTTACGATGGATTCCACGCCCAAGTCCTGTAGGACCGGAGGTATGTTCATTCTGCGTCCTTTGGATCGTCTGCGTGCGGCAGCACCGCGCCTGGTACGAGCAAGGCTCGCAGATCCCTAGGGTCCACGAGATGAAGAGGAGAGCCTTGCGACGTGAAGCGTTGAACACACAGCCGCCCGTTGTAAATCGCGCCGGTGTTGGCCTCGAAGTCGAACAGTACGAGTCGCACGTACCTCACTCGTTCTCTTTCATCAGCGTCAGCATCTCGTTCAGGGCAACTCGTTTGCCCTGGCAGATCTCGTACACGTGTTCCTCGATCGTGCCTGGTGCGATGATCGAGATGTTCTCAGTGCGTTGCGTCTGGCCGGCACGGTAGATCCGTCTTGAGCCCTGCAGGAAGTGCTCGATGTTGTACGTGGGTGAAGACCAGATCGAGGTCGTCGCGCGCGTTAGCGTCAGTCCGTGCGCAGCGCTCTGCGGATGCAGGAACGCGACACGATAGAAGCCGGCTTGGAACATGTCGACCGCTTGATCGCGCGCTTTACCCGAGACTGTGCCGTCGATCAGGCACCAGGTCAACCCACGGCGTTCCGCCTCGGCAATCAGCTGGTCCCGTTGATGCGACCAGTTGAAGAAGCAGATGGAGTTCTTCCGCTGCTCGAGCAGATCTCCAATGAGCTCGTACCGGTCGGTATCCACCACGTGGTAGTTGCCGGCGTTGTCGTACACGGCGCCGCTGGCGATCTGCAACAGCTTCGTCACCACGGCCGCGGCGTTCACTGCTTGCACCACGGTATCCGGCGATACCATCAGGAGTTCGAGATGCTCCATCTCCTTGTACCGCTTCAGATGCTTCGCCGTCATGTCGAAGTACTTCACGTACTCGTGGTTCGCCGGAATGCTCAGGCACTCCTCGAACACGTGCCGGATCGTGATGTCCTTCAACAGCATCCCTACCGCTTCCGCCGCCTCCGGACGATCCACCCACTTCACCATTTCGGCCCGTGGGCCGATCTGCTCGGGTCGGCACACTTGGTTCCGGAACCCGAAGAAGCTTGTCCCGAGGCGCTTGCCACCATCGATCAGGCGCACCTGATGCCAGAGATCCAGCACTGTATTCGGGTTCGGCGTGCCGTTCAGCCCACGCTTCTTCTCGAAGTGCGTCACCACCTTCTGCATGGCCTTCGAGCGCTGGCTGGTGTGGTGCTTGAACGCCCCACACTCGTCCATGAAGACGGTGCCGCCTTCGAACTTGCTCCAGAAGGACTTGGGTTGGGCTGCGAGCCATTTGGCGGCGTCCGTGTTCGTGATGTACATGTCAGCCTTCACGTTGAAGGCTTTAGCGCGGTTGTCCGCAGTCGCCACGGATGTCTCAAGCCACGGTGCGAATGCGCGTACGTCGTTTACCCAAGCGGCTTTGAGCAAGCTCTTGGGCGCAATGACCAGTGCGGCCGGGTGACCGCGTTTGTGGTCGTATGCGAATGATTCGATGTGCGCTCGGGTTTTGCCTGTCCCAGGGTCGCTCGTGTCGAACACTTCATTGTGGGACTTCAAGAACTCGATTGTCTCGATCTGGTGGTCGTACAGCTTGGGTACCGTCATAAGACCATAGTGGTGAGAGCCATGCGCGCCCGCTTCCGTTGCATGTACCGTCGTTGGTTAGCGGCATGGTTCGGGCCGTTCATTCGGGACTGTTTTTTCTTTTTCGCCAGTTGCCCCGGCGTGACCCACGGCGCTGGAGGATGCAGGGCAAAGGCAACCAGGAGACTGAGAGAGCTCATGCTTTAGCGATGAGCGGTTCGTTGGCCGATACCGGCTCGGCGGCGAGATTCGGCTGGAAAGCGCTGTCAAGGTAGTCCCGGTCGACCTGCCCGATCTTGAAGGCCAGGCCGCCTTGGAACAGGATGACGTGCACGCCGATCTCATTGCTGCCGTCGCGTGCGACGACACATGCGTTGTCGAGGTTGATGATGGCGCCGGAGCCGGGGAGACGTACGAGGTTCATTGGTCGTTCTCGTCCATGAGAGCCAGCATCACGTGGATCTCGGGGAGACCGCGCGGATACCAGAAGTTGCGGAGGATGATGTCGAGGCTCAGAAACTGAGGGGCAGGCAAGTCGTCATCCATCAAAGCGGATCTCCAGTTGCAGCGGTTGGGGGTCTTGTCGCTGGCACTGCTCGATCAACGCTCGGTACAGTTGGCGTCCCACCAGGTCCGCGTGTCCTGCGAACGCAATCTGGTGGGCGATGAGCATGCATGCCGCGTCGGTTGTGCACTCGATGTTTTCGCCGTGGGCTTCTCGTGCGCTGAGCCTGAGCGCCTCTCCTAGTCCTTCGAGGCACGTCATCTCCTGTACGCGCAGGGCCATCATGTGTCTTTGACTCATCTATACTCCGACACTACAGTGGCCCGTACCTCCATTTTCCGTAGGCTTATACGGGCACCACTTGCAGTTGAACTTGTTGGGGGACGGCGGGAAGTCTTCGGTCGTGGTCATCTTCTCGCCGCGACTGGTGAAACCGGACATGAACCGGAGCGCTTGGGCTCTCGTGAAGTTCATGCCGTGAAGTTCGTCGAGGTCCAGATACCAGAGCTCGACACGTGCAGTCTCGAGTTCCGGGTTGCGCAGGAACATCCCAACGATGTACAGATTCATCTGTTCGGAGTGTTTAATCTCGTTGCCGAACCGCTTCCCTGTTTTGTAGTCGATGACGATGGCGTGCTTGGGAGTCGCTTGCACGGTCGCGTCCGGCTTGATGCGGACCCATGCCGTGCTGGACATCCATGCGACGGGCGACCACTCGCGGTCGAATGCCCACTCCTTTTCCAGTGATACGAGTCCAAGCTTGTACAGTTCTCGCAGCTTCCCCATCTCGGCCTTGAACTTACCGAGCTCGGGGATGAGCTCTACGCCGCCTTTGACGTAGAACTCTGCAGCGTTGTGGATCCTTTCCCCACGCTCGTTTGCATGCTCGGTTTGACCGGGCTTCAGTGGACGGGGAGGTTCGGGAATGCGATCCAGGAACTGCAGCTTCGCGCGAAACTTGCACTGTTCGAAAACGGTAAGTCGCGAGTGCGACCAGGCTTTGAGTACCATGAGTTCTTGTTCCCGAGGGTCGAAGAAGTCGCTCATGATACTCCTATTTGTCTTGGTTGTAAAGGTGATGGAGTCACCATTCTACTTGGCCCGCGAGCCTTTCACGGCCCGGGCTCCCTGCAGGGGTGGCCAAATAATGCGGGGAACTGTCCGGACCAGCCCCGCTTCTCCAGGCCAAGTAGAATGGTGCTCCCTTCCTGCGGCGGTAACTGTACCGGTGCCGGGCTTTCGCCTCTCCGGCTTCCATCCGCTCCGCGACCAGGAAGGGCTTTCGCGCTGCCAGCGCCGGTTCGGTAGGACCGGAACCACCCTCCAGGGGCTACCTGGCTTCATTTCGTGCGGGTCGCACTATCCCGTTGCTATCGGGCTTGTCTTCGGAGATCAGCTCCACGTTCTGTGCGCTTCGGCTATGTGCTCTTTTCCGCCGTACTCCTCGATCTGCCATCGCACGCCGCCGGGCACCTCGACAAGCGAGAGGCGGGCCAATGGACCCGACGCTTTCTCGGTACCGAGCTCGCCCACAACCGCGACAAGGTCTGGATCGTCCCGTGGTATGTCGCGGTCACAGCACCAGAGCTCGCGCGCGTATCGCGCGTTCTCTTCGGTTCGCTCGCTGTTGGTCATCTTGTCCCACGGCTTGTCGTGGATCATCATTCCGCGGCGATCGAGCCGTACCGTGCGTTTCCCTGGCGGTACAAGCCAGTACCGGACCGGGCTGTTAGAGGTGTCCTCGGGCCACACCTCGATGCCCTTTCGTTGCAGGTATGCGAGGATCGCTTCGTGCGATAGGTTGAAGCCCCCAAAGCATGTGTTGATTACGACAGTGGTCATTTCTTTTCCTTGAAATGGGGGACCCGCGAACGCCGGCGAGATCGTGCACGCGCCCTCGTGAGAAGGCGCGCTCGTGGGCACGCTCGCCGGCGCCGCGGGTTCTGGTATTACGCCAGCGCCTCGTCGCGGTAGAACTGCACGACTTCGTTGTTGTCGTTGTCCACGAGCTGCACCACGTAGTTGTCGCCGTTACTGACGTAGTCGCGGAACATTTCTCGAGCCAGGCCTTCTTCGACGGCACTGAACGTCTCGCGCAGTTCAACGTCACCGTTAATGAACGCGTCTCGCGTGAGGTACGTCCGCACTTCCCACTTGTCCGGAAAGCCCACTTCGTCGCGATACGGCGCCTCGAAGGCGAGGTCCTCGGAGCCGTTGGCGCTGAACAGCCAGCTGTCGCCCAGCACGTGCCGGTGAGTGTCGTAGTAGTCTTCGACTTCGTCGATCACCTCGTACGCGCAGACGCGCATCTTGGTGTTGTTGTAGTCCGTCGGGATCGCAACGACGTCCGCCGGGTTCACCTTGCAGATGACCACGTGCCCATCCGCGTGTGCGAACGCCGGCAGGTAATCGAACGAGCAGAGGTGCAGCCCGTACGAACACGTGCGGTTCTGGTTTTCGTCGACCTTGTTCCGCGGAACGGACGGCGTGGCGCCGATGTGGTTCGAGATCCGGCCGCTGTGAATGTCCATCCAGTCCTTCCGGACCGCCTTGTACGCCAGGAAGCAGCCATCTTCGGTGAGCGGCATCTTGCCGTAGTCGAGGAACTCGAACAGGCGTTGCACGACCCGATAGCTCGGGTTGTCTTCGAGCAGCGTCAGGAAGTTCACGATCGGCTGCAACGGAAGGCCGGCGCGCACCATTTCGAGGATGCGCTTCTGCACGAACTCGGGGATCTCCTCGCCCTTGAACAGCACGGTCTGAGTGGCTTCGTTGACCGTGAGATCGTTCAACGACGATCCCCTCACCGCCAGGACCACGAGCTCGCCGTCGCTGCGTACGAGGTCTTCGAGTTCGAGGTCATCAGTGTTCGGATCCGCCAGTGCTTGGCTGATGGTCTTGAAGCTCGGCGAATCGGCGGCTATGGTCTTCGGGCGCCCGTCGATGATAAAGGTAAGGCCTTGTTGCGTCTGAATGTAGGGGATCATGCTGCGTCCTTAAGTGAGTTGAGTTGAACTAATTCCTGCTCGGTAATGAGCAGGGCTTTTACGCGGAGCGCCGCGTCTTCCGGCTTGAGTTTGAGGAGTTGCATGCTCAGTTCCTCGTGTTCAAACGCTTGCGCGAATGGGAACTGCGAGAGAGCGGTGTTGTAGAACACGGAAAAGTCCAGCTTCTTGCTGTCGAGATTGATGGCGCCTTTTTGATCCATCAGAGACAGCGCGTTCTGAACTTCTGCTTTAGCCCGGCTTGCGATCATTGCCTTTGGGGATCGCCAGACCTTGTACTGGTTGTACACGTCCTCTAGACCGGTAGATTTTACCACCGGTTCGATGACACGCTTGAGATCCGGGTGTTCGTACGCCGCCTCGATGAAGGCCAGGATCCCGTGGTTTTTGAAGGAAGTCTGCACTTCCATGTTGATCGGCGGCACGTCCATCAAGATCGTTTCGACTGCCTTGACGTTTATGAGGCTGCCCGCGATCTTCATGAAGAACTCCCACTTGAGGTCCTCGGCCTTTTTGTTCTTCGCCCACCATCCGGCCGACACGACGATGTAGCCGGTGTACTTCCCGTTCAGCAGTTTGCGCGCGTTCAACGCGCGGAACGCGTTGATGGTAGCGCGTACTGCATCTTCGCTCACGGTCTCCCAGCCTTTACCGTCGGAAGTGCGGCCCGTTCGGTATTGACACCATCCATTGATTCTCTCCGAAGAAGAAACCAACCAGCATCTCGCGCTGGGCGGTACATCCTTCAGCTTGCATTTCGTTTCCTTGCCGGTGAAGTCCACCCACTCGACCTCCTGGTCTATGTCGAGCGGGGCCCCGCCTTTCTTTCGAGGTCTACTGCCCGCTGCGTAAACCGGTTTGGTGTACGGCAGGCTGGAGACTGGCTTGTAGCCTGGATCTCCGAGCGATCGCGAAATTGACTTCGCTGTGGCGAGATCCTTTGCCCATAGCACTTCTTGTGTGTCGATCGGTTTCGAAAGTAAGTAGTCCCGGATCCGCGCATGTACATGCTTCGTTGCGTTGTCCGTGTAGTAGATCTCGAAGTTCTTGTCCGGATGAATGTACAGGCTGTCGGTGAGTGCGGTCAGTACCTTCTTCTTGCACACTCCTTTCCGCACCTGCGTGAAGATTTGCGGATCCATCGTCCCGTCGGATGGCAGGCCACATTCTTTCCATCGAATCGTGACCCAGTCCGACCACATGTCGCTCACGAACTTCATGATGGTCGGCGTATCGCGTTTCACGTGCGTGAGGAGTTTGCGCACGTTGTCGGCGAACCGTAGGTTGTAGCCCGTGACGGAGCGCCATTTGTTTGCGACCGTCTCGCGCTTTGTCCACAGAGTGGATGTTGCGTCCTCGATGTCGTCGGCGATCTGGTTCCCCAGCCACGTAGCGATCTCAGTGAGCCGCGCCTCGATGAGTTGTTTCGTTTGCGCGTCGTACTGCAGCGCTTCACGGGAGGGTGTCACCTTCAATTCACCGATTCCGAATTCCAGAAGGAATGGCGACGATTGTAAGCCGTACCTGTTAGACGCTAACACGCCGGCCAGAGGGTGTTTATGGAAGTGCGTACCGATGTCTAGCAAATACGTGATCCCACCCATCGACACGTAGCTTGCGGTTGGGGAGTTGCCGCTCGTTGAATCGAATCGAGCCCAGCCGACGTGTTGCTCTTTGAACTTGATCGGCTGGATCGTCGCTCCCCCGATCACCTTCGGCTGCACCCGGAACCATTGGTAGACGGCCTGAGCCCGATCCTTGAAGACGCTAAAGTCCTCTGCCCTCACCGGGATGCGGATCTGCACCCCGGTGGGCCAAGTCGGTGAGGCGTCCTTTTCCTCGAGCATCGAGATTGTAGGGATGCCGTTGTTATCCACGTAGGCACCGTACGTTCGTTGCTTCCCGTTGTACGCTACGACCATTGAGTACTGATCGGTATACGCGTATGGGGACTTGCTCCCGATACCAAAGCCGCCGATCTCGCTGTTCGAGGATCGTTTTGTGCTAGCCCCATAGGTCATGAAGAGCTCCATGACCGTGTTGTGTGACATCCCCGTGCCGAAGTCCTTGATGTAGAACTCCGGGTCCATTTGAGTCGGAAGTTTCACCTCGAACGGCGTGTTCGGGCATCCATTCGCGACATGCGCGTCGAGTGCGTTGGCTGCAAGTTCCCGCACTATGGCGCGAATCGGATCTGAGTACATCTTCGCCAACATCTGGAACATGTGGGCGTTCATCGAGATCGTAGCACGCGCTGTCGCAAGAGTGCCGCGCGTAGCTATCACGTGCTGCTCGTCGTGTTGAAGTTTCATTGGTTTCCCATTCTCGTTTTCACGATTTCACGCAAGAACTGAAGCTCTTCAGTCAGCTTCGTCAGCTTTTGCGTGAAGGCCAAGTCCTCAGCCCCCAAGATGTAGGAGAGTAGCGCCTCCCATTCCTGGACTCGCCACAGAGTTACGATCGTGGCGCGAAGCAAGTCGGTTGTTTCAAGCTCGGGAAACCACAGCTTGATTGCTTCGGCCGTGTGTCGGTTTCCCATCTCTTCAGCCGGACTCAATGGTGGCTCCTTTGATCTGCTCGAGTTTTTCCTTCCGCCATCTTTCCCAGCTCATCGGTTCCTCGTTGGATTTGCTGGGTCCGTCCGCCTCCGGTTCAGGCTCAGGTTTCTTCTTCGCTTCCGGTTCAGGCCCAGGTTTCTTCTTCGCTTCCCTGGCCGCCCGTCCTTCGGCTTCCAGTTGCCGCATGATCTTCGACATCTTCTTCCTCAGGGATGGCGTGGCCTATTTCACCGCAATGAGACCACTGTGTTGGTTCATAGCCCGTGCCCATCCGTGCACCGCAGTACGGACACACCCAGCGCTCAGCCATGAAGATCCTCCAACAAAGAGCGCAGGGCGGCGGTGATGCGCGGGTACAGCTTCGCGAACTCCGCTGCTTTCTCGTCATTCATCCACGAAACGCCGGTTTCCAGGTCCCCTTGTAGGGCGTCGTGTAGCGCTTCTAGCTTTTCCTGGTTGGGTTCTCGATACTCCCAACCGTTGAGCGCTTTCATGATGTTTTCGGGAGTTTCGTTGACGCTGACTGTTTCGCCGTTTCGAAGCGAAAGCTCGGTGCTGAGCGTGTCGTTCACATGGTGGTTTTGCACGAAGCTCACAACGGACCTGGAGTCCACCCACACGTACTTTGATGCCGCTCCAAACAGGGTAAAGCGAATCATGGTTAAAACCCCGGAATTTGTCGAATTCGGCCAGAAACTTCGACGCCGTTGGCGCAACGTGCACGAAAGCGCAGCCCATCCCCTGTGGCCATGTGCATTTGCACTCCGCCGTTGCTTTGACATGCTGCTTGGGCGTAAGCCGTTTGCTCTGCAGTTACCACCATTGAGCACGCGACCAAAGAACCGACCAACAGTAGGGCTAGAACACGTTTCATAGAACCTCCTCGCAGATTTTTCGGTGAATGGATCCGCGTTCGAAGCCGATCCAGTTGTCACTGACCCATAGGGCCTCGATGATACTGCCGTCAGGCAGGCGGAAACGACGAACCGTCGTCTCCCAGGGTCCAGCATCCGACAGATTCTCGGCGAGGTCGGATGGCATCGCGGATGGCATCTCTTTCCTGCCCACGGTTTGTAGTCTCCGAAAGCACAAAATCATTGGATCGCCGGTACATCTGTGCATGCAGGATCTGCAATGCGTCGATGGCGTCTATGTTCTTTAGTTGAACGAGCTGATCACCGGAGGTTCGGTAGCTGAGATCGTAGCGAATGAGGTTCATCTACGGTCCAGGAGATACAGGATCAGCGTACCGAGCGCGAGCCCAAAGAGGTAACCGAGAAACAGGAAAGCGAAGGCTTCCAAGAGCGTCATGTCAGTGTCCTTTTCCGGTTCAGTCGATCGGGACCCACCTCGCAAACTCTAGAAGCGCGTCTGCTTGGTAGACTGCATCGTCGAGTGCATTGTGGTGTGTGCCGGTACGTTCGGGTTTGACCATGCCCATGGCTTTGGCGATCGCTTTCACTGTGCGAAAGCAGCGGTTGTTCCGCCCGGTCCACGGGGCAACAAGCCCGTAGTTTGTGAAGGCAGAACGCAGAATGACGTTGTCAAAGTCCGTGCCGTTGCCCCACATGCGAACCTCGCTTGGCGCCCCGAATTCCTTCACCCAGGCATCGAAGCGTTTGAGAGCCTCGAGCGGCGGGATGCCGTCTTGCAACGCGGCGCGTGCCGCGTCGTTCTGCGTCAGCCACCACATCACGGTTTCGCCGTCGATGATTCCGTTGTTTGGGGAAACCGCGGTGTAGAACTTAATGTAGTTCGTGTGCGGGATTGTGAACCCGACCGCGCCGATTGCAACGATGCAGGCATTGGGGCCAACACCTAGCGTTTCGAGATCCAACATGATGTGTTTGTTCATCTGACCTTCACCTTGTCTCCGAAGTTGAGTCCCCGCATGTGAAAACCGGGGGCATCGAGTTGTCGTTTAGCCGATACCTCGCCGCAGTTTGAACACTGTAGCGGGGCGTCGCGCCATTTGATTTCGCGGACAAGCTGGAACCTGTGTCCGCACGCCTGGCACTCGTAGGTGTATGTTGGCATAGCGCCTCAGCAGCTGCAGGTGAAGAAGTTATTCCCGTACTGCCGCTTCGGTACCTTGCGCCCGGTGACGACGGACCAAGCGGCCCAGAAACGGGACCAGTCCTCATTTGTGGCTTCTTTGTACGACTCACTGTTGTCGTAGGTGTACTCTTCGTACTCCACCCAGGTATCCGCGGCGTTCATGATTCGGGACACCGTTTGGTCACAGATGTTGGCGAAGCGCGCGATTTCTGCCTCCGCCTTCTCCTTCTCAGTGAAGGCAGAAAGCTTGGCGGGCGCCGGCGCATCTTTGAATGCCGTGTGCGACCAGTCGTGGCGCAGAGAGGTGATCGAGCCGGGCACGAGAAACAGCCAGCAGCGCGTTCCCGCAGGCAAATCCTGCTGCGTCAGGAACGGATCGATGACCCCGATGCGTTCGTTCTGGTCGCACAGAACCACGGTCGTTTGGCTTCCTTCTCGGAGTTTCACGTTGTCTCCGGGGGCCATGTTCTGAGCCAACGTGACCGGCGCGACGGCGATGTGAACTGCGTCTCGTGCCGGCATGGCGGCTCCGATCAGGCGTCCGATTCCGATGTCACCGCTCATAGCCGCCTCCATTCAGTGAGTTGTTTGCTTATGACGTAGCCAGTGTGGCCGTAGTAGCCGTTGTGGCTGTTGTACACCGCGATCTGGAACGTGCCCCGGTTTGTGTTGACGTTCACGAACATCACGTCTCCGCTGTCGAGACCGTACGGGTTTTTTTCTTCCCACTTCGTGACGTTCCGGGCAGTGTCGACTACTTCGATACCAAGAAGCTCAGCTCCGATGAAGTCTTGGATGCTGTCCTCAGACACCATGTAGCCCCACCGTTCGCAGCAGTTTTGATCGTTGCTCACTCCGATTTGGATCTTCTGCTGGTCCGTGATGATTTCGTATCCGTCGCAGTCTTGGTCGAAGTCTTTGAACGGTCCGTCCGTGCGCGCGGTGAACGTTGTTTCTTCGATACGCAGAATTTTCTCGTTCATGGCTACCTCGTCAGCCGACGAAGTTCTTCGATGGCATCTTTGGAAAACCCGTTCGAGCCCCAGTTTTGTTCATCGTCGTGCGCTCTCTGGAGCTTTTCGAGGAAGCTGTAGTCGGCCTGCGTCAGCCTTTTGTTTTGCCCGTACGTCTCGGCAAGGAACAGTTCGAATTCGGGGAAGTCGTCGAGCAATTCCGCGACGCACCTGCCTTCCATCATCCTGGAGTACATCTCGTCGGGAATCAGCGCGCCGATAGCGCACTTGTTGTTACCCGTTCTGTAGAGGCACTGTCCGTTTCTGGAGGATTGTTTCAGCATCTGGCTCAGGTGCGCTTCTACTACGGCGAAGATTTCTTTGCGATTCAGTGTGTAGGTCATGGTCATTCCTTCCATTCTACGTGGATCCCGCGCACCTGCTTCCCTTTCACGGTAGTAGGTGTGGTCAGGATCCGGTGGTGTTTCAGGAGAGACGTGAATTTGTGCGGGCCCACTGGCATGTTCCCGCAGCAGTACTCGAACAGGATCCGCATCTGGTCCCGTGTGAGGAACTTCGGCTTCGTTGACACGAGCTCGTGCACCAGATCCGCGTACGCAACAGTGAGGTCGCTGTTCATCGACGTCATGGGCATCTTCGACGTGTCCATGTCCGGAAGGAGATCGACGAAGAAGTTGAGATCCCCAGCTAGTATCGCGTCGCTGCACTGATCGATGCTCGAGCGCGAGATGTAGATCATCTCCTTCCTGGCGCTGTTGTTTAGCGTGCTGCGCGCCAGGTCCTTGTCTGCCGGATACATCATGAGCCGCGAGTAGAAGTCGAACAGTTCCTTGTCGATCTGATCGAGATCTTCGTTCGTTGGCAGAAACCGCTCCTTTTGGAACGTGCCTACGTTGAAGCGCCGGTCCGCAGGATCGATGCTTACTGGGTTCGGCATGTTCGTGGCAAAGATCAGGTTCATGTGATTCGTGACCTGCTTCGCCGCAGCGTGCATGTGCCGCACGCTGATGGTTGGCTCCACTATGTAGCTCTTCAGCGACGCGTTGATCTTCCCGGCGCCCTGGAGCTTGTCGATCTCCGCTTCGTCGATGAAGAGGACGAAGCAGTTCTCCATGTAGCCGTTGAACTTGTCCTCAAGCTCTTCCATCCGCTTCGAAACCACGTAATTGCGTCCGAAGATTGGAGCCAGCACGCGATTCAGTAGGAGGCCTTTGCCGGTGCCTTGCGTGCCGTGCATGATCCACGCTGTGCCGTTTTGCTGTTTGAACTGGGCGATACACGCGACCCAGTTCATGAAGTGGTCGTAACACGCCTGGTCGTTCCCCAGCGCGTGATTGATTAAGCGGTCGATCTGCGGCGTGGGCTTCGGTTTCTCCGTCGGCTCTCGCTTGAAGTACTCGCTCGGGACGTAGAGGTTGATCCACCTCTTCTCCAAGTCCTCGTGGGGATTGATGGCTGGCATCTTAGGATCGAAGCGGAAGCGCCACTGCTTCACCGGATCCTCGAGCTCTTGACCGAGCTCCTTGAGGAAGTCCTTGAGCTGTGCCTTGCCCTGGGCTGAGCCCACGGTCACCGTGTTCTCTTTTTTGTCCCACAGCACTTTCATGTACGCGCCGGAGTCGAATTCGACGATGCCCATCCCCACACGATCGCTCGCAAGGCGTGTTGCCGTCTTCGGGTCGATTCGCTGGATCTCGCTCCAGTAGTCAGGCAGGAGCTCGCGCGTGCGATACACGGGCTCGCCCTTGAAGTTGTAGATGAACTCCGGGTTCCCGACCGGGTGGTAGTACGCCCAGCTGTCCCCACCGTTCAGATTGAAGTACACGAAGCCGCGCTCCTCGCGATGGCCAGTAATTATGGCTCGATCGGGGTTCGGCAAGTACTCGACTGATTCGTGCACCTTAGTACCGGTGAACTTCTTCTTCTCGAGCCCGCGTGCTGCACGCAGCTCAGCGAGAGCCTCGTCCATCCTGGTCTTGTTGGCCGCGGCTTTGATGTCGCTCAGTGGCACAGTAGCGTAGCGATCTCGCTGCTTCGAAAGCCAGATCCTGGGTCCTTTGAGCGTGTCGACCACGCCTTCACCCAGCAAGGGTGGGGCGATGTAGATCAGCTTGTCGTTCTGGCAGGTTCCGATGTCCAGTGGCCACTTGATGGCATTACCCGTTGTGCTCAGCCCCAAGTTGCTTCGAAGCTCAGGGATTGAGAGGTTCAGGTGGATCAGCCACTCTTTGAGCGCCGAAGGCGTATACTCCTGGTCCAGGAGCACGAAGATGTGGGCTGAGAGGCCTTTGGATGGGTCGACGCCCATACTAGCGCTCAGCTGAACGATGTGGTCCACTTCTGAGAGCCCTACAGCGCGCATGAAGGCGGGCACGCTCTCGAGCCCCTTCACGCCGTCCAGATCCAGCACGGCGATTCTGGTGGGCTCCTTGGCGTTGGTTGAGCCAGCTCTGGACTCGGAGACCAAGGGCTTGGAGACGTTGCCTTTAAGGAAGCAGGCATTCCGTTCGGCCATGGCCTCGAGCAGGGCCGCGAGCTCTTCGATGGTTTGGATCTCGGACGTCAGTGACGTGTAGTCGATGATCTTGGGATGCCCGACTTTGACCAGCTTGCCGTTCTCGTCGAGGTTGAAAGACTTGGTCAACGGCACCGCCGCGGCCAGGAAAGTGACGCGCATTTTGGTCTCCAGGGTTGGGAGTTTTGATTGTAGCGGCTTAGTTGCAAAGTTGCAAGGCCGAAAAGCGTGCACTGGGGTGTAAGTCTTGCATTCCACAAGAGAAAATGCGACAATAGTTGCGATCTTCTCTTTTCTTTTCTAAATTATATAAAAGAGGGGGAAAGAGGGGAAAAGAGGGGGTAGGGGTGTGGGGGTAAAAGAAAGGGGAAAGTGCATAACACGCACTTTTGAAGGACCCCGCGCCCCATGTAACTGGGCCTGAGAAGGCAAAATGACGGAGCTCCGTCATTTTGCCGTTTATTACCCTATTTCGCCCCGAGCCCGGTTTCGGGGCCAGGCGCGGAGCACGCCGACGCCCCCCGAATGCCTGGCGCCGTGCAAAAAAGCCTCCGCGAAGATGAGGTCGAAGAAGCTGCGCAGCAGTTTTCGACCGCGCACGAAGATGACCACCACGTACTCGATCATGCCATGGCCTTTCGGTTGGTTTGAACGAGGCTGAGCATGCGCATCAGGGCTTGGTCCTCGGACTCGAGCTCCAGGTCCGCAAGGGACCAGTGTACGCCGGCGAGGCACAGGAGGAGCAGTAGAGTCTCGGTCAGTGTTGCCAGTTCGAACATGTTAGCGGCACACCGTGTGACACACGCGGCGCCCCCAGGCGTCGTTGTGGCAAGTGGTTGTGCAGCGCGTCTCGGCGTACGCGTTGCCGACGAGGAGCAGAACGAACAGAAGTGCGAAGGTCTTCATGGTTGTGTCCTTGAAAAAAGAGCCGGACCCGCCTTGTGGGCGAGTCCGGCTCAAGCCCTGGAAGGGCTAGTTGATGACGACGCCGTTGCGGATGATGCGCGGTTTGGCGGCCGGTTTCACGACCTTCTCTGGCGCCGGGGGCAGCTCGGGCTTGGTCTCGAGGCTGTCCGGGAAGTTCGGCATCGTCGCGCCTTGGTCGAGCGCGTCGCGGATCTCCACGGCCTTGGTGACCATGAAGTCACGCACGATCCGCTCCAGGTCGATGACGTTTGCCTTCAGGATCCCGAAGTTGCTCAGGAATCCTTGAGCGTCGCCTTTCTTGCGTGTGAACTCGCGCGCGATGCCTTTCGTCATGCCGCGGAGGGCGGCAGCCGCCAACTGCAGCTGAATCATGACGGGCAGAAGATCGAGGACCTTCTCGATGTCGTCCGGCGTGTACTCGAAGCCGTCTTCGTCGTGCAGAGCCAGGCTCGCGAGGTGGGCTTTGATCTCGGTCTTGTCGCGTTCCAGGAATCGACGCCGGCTGGCGTTGCTCTGATTCGCGGCCTCGATCAGGATGCTGACGGGAACGCCGGCTTCTTTGGCTTCGGCAGTGAGCACCGCCATGTTGGGCTTCGCGTCTTGCGTCAGTTTCCAGGTGAGGGTCTCCTCGATGGTCTGTGCGACCTCGTACGGATTCGGGACCTTCTTGCCATTGCTGAGCTCGACGAGACCGGCTTGCTGGTTGACCATGTCCGCGAAGCAATCACGGACGAACTTCAGTCTCGCCGCGACAGCCATGGGATGGGTACGCGGCGCATAACCTTGTTCTTCGCGGTTTTCATCCGCCGTTTCTTGCACGTCTTCGACTGCTTTCGCGTCGTTGAACAGATCAATGGTGGGGATGGCCGCGTCGATCTCGCCCTGTGCGGTTTGCCGCAGGTACGCCTGGATCTGAGTGATGACCAGGTTGTTTGCGGTGGACACGACAGAACGGAGCCCGGCTTGAATCACGACCTTGGGCGTTTGCGGTTGGTTGAAAATGTGAGCGAACATCTGTAGTTCCCTTTCTGAGTGATGTGATTAACAAGGTTTGGATGCGCATTCGCGGACGCCGTACCACTCGGTCAAGACCTCGTGGAGTGTGCGTCCGCTAGATTCCGCCTCCTGCTCTAAGTGGAGCAGTAGCGCTAGCGGATCATCTAGTTCACTGGCACTGAGTTGTTGCCAGAAGAAAGACTCTGCATCGATGTGGACTTCCCGACTGAAGCGAGCGCGAATGTCTGGTTTTGTCATGGTGTTCCTTTTACCACCACTAGTGGTACTTCCAGGGGAGGAGTGATCGGCATGTTGATGGGCGCGCCTTGGAGCCACGCCCCAATCACCATACCGATTACCACCGCACAAACCACCACCAACCACATCAGTAGAGGGTCGAGTTTGCGCTTTCTTGTGAAGATCAGACGAGGCGCCATTTGGTGTTTTCCTTTCGCCGACGGTCAGACTCGGCTTTGTACTTGTCCCACAAGTCTTTGGCGGCGGCGAGGCCGAGGTCATGCCACATCCGAAGCCACTTGATGCCTAGCATGATCTCGTTGTGTTCGCAGCACAGATCTAGGAACATCTGATCAGTCGCGCTGAGGTTCACCTCTTGTGGGTGAAGGACCGTGTAGGTCACCATTCTTGGGACGGGATACCCTTGTTTCGTGTAGTCGCTGTCCATTCTTTCTCTCCATGAAGTTGTGAGCTTCGTCGATTCGGATGCACGCCGGCACTTTGTATGGATCAATGCGGCGTGCACGCATGCTGTCGGCCTTGAGCATGCATGTGACGTAGGGTTTGTTTTCGTACCATACGCCATCCACGATTTCCGCTTCCGCGTTCACCGTGAATACCATGAGGGCTACTACGGGGGCGAGGGTCCAGTCCATTATGCACCTACGGACCATGTAACGATGGCGTCGAGGGAGTAGTCGTCGGGGTCGTCGATCCCTAGGGCTTTGAAGCACGCTATGCCGGCTTCGATGTACTTGGGGTTCAGGTCGTCGCCGTTGATCAGCTGATCGATGATGAACAACTTCATACGTGCCCTCCTTCCTTTTTGATCCACGTTGCGATGACGCAGCCGGCGTCGCTCGCGACGGCCCACAGTAATGCATAGACCAGGGCGGCGACGGGGTGCCACCAGTAATAGAGCGCGATGGAGATGAGGACGCCGATGATGCATCGGACGAAGAAGAGTTTGAGTCTGTACTTGAGGTCGTACATGGTTACCTCTTCGGGTTGACTTCTAGGGTGAATGTGCCCGGGTAGTACGTGCCGCCCTTGATGTAGCCGACGAGGCTACGTGCGGCTTGTACAAACCCGAAGCATAGGATGGCCGCTACCGCTGCCGCCATCATGCCGCTGAACGTGCCATAGTGCAGCACGTATGCGAGCACACCGAACGGCAGTTCAAGCAGCCAGGGTGTGCCGAACAGCTTGAGCATCGTGCGGCGCGGCAGACGCCACACCAGCACTAGCAAGCTGAGGAACACGATGACGCCTGTTTCAACGATCATGTTTAACCTCCAATCCAGCCGGTTGCGATGTTTTCCTGTTCCATCCCTACGATTGTGTCAATCGCAAGGAGTATGCTCGAGACGTTGCACTTCTTGATTATGAGGCTGTCCTTCACGAAGGTCAGCGCGACGATGCTGTGCAGCGCCCGCAGTGCGTCCAGCTCCGCGGGGTCCGCCCCGAGTTCGAGCAGGTGGGTTTCAATCATCGCGAGTGCGAGATCAGTGTTCATTGTGGTTTCCTTCCAGGTTGGTTGTAGTGATAAACACCACGTGCTTGCGGCTCATTGTTAGCGTGGTTAGTCCTCCAGTTTGAGTTTGGAGATGCATCGGCCACACACGTACGTTCCGATGAACCGCGTGCTACCGATTCGGATCGTGAACACGCTGAGGCCTGGTACCCAAAGGGGTACATACAGCGCGAGCCTCGTTATCCACGGGTTTTTCTCGCGAAAATAGTTGTTGAACATGAGTGTCCTTTCCTGTTCATACGCAAGAGCGCGATCGCTCACCACCCAAAGGCCGGGCGCGAGGCCTTACTCGCGAGCGCCTCCTTTGGATCTACGTGCGCAGCAGTCATGGCAGACGAACAATACCGGGCAGACTCTCCCGGTGGCGCCCGCGGCGTGGTACATGATGCCCAGTGCTTCGCGTCCGCACGAGTCACAGACGTCGTCGATTTCGTAGTTAAGGTCGCTGGGATTCACGACGGGTGCGCCGTCGTAGTCAGAGTAGTACTGGTTACCGCTCATGAGTGTTCTCCTCGTTGCCGACATTGTTGAGGTCGAAGTCCTTGGGTTCTGCATTCCAGATCTCGCAGAGTAGCCAGCCCACAATGGCGCCCAGGGCTACGAGTAGGAAGATGGTGACGACCAGAAGGAAGATAGTGATGTTCATGCCCAGAGCTCCTGTGAGGTTGTGATGACTCTGCCGGATTGGACATGCAGGGCCCAGTAGCCTTGTGCCATCCACCATTCGGCTTCGAAAACGCCGTACGCGATGAACCAGTTGTCGAAGCCGGGCTTCAACATTCGGTAGATGTCTTGGTGGTTGTGGATAACGGCTTGGGCCCGGGTCAAGCCGATGGTTTTCATTCTTCGATCCTTTCGATGTTGACGTATGCGACATCGATCCCCACACCGCTCTGCAGTGGAGCTGCGAAGCGGAGAGCCTCGGCGTAGGAGCGCGCTTCGATGCTGCGTTCCTTGTCACCGTAGTACTTCCAAGTGACGATCCACATGGTGTTCTCCTTGGTGTGCTACTGTTCCAGGGTCTTGAGCAGGTTAGTGAGTGTGGCGATGTAACTTGCGAACTCTTCCTCACTCATGTCGGTAGAGATTGCGAGCTGTTCGATATTGATCTGGCCTTCGCCCGGCAATTTGACGTTGAGGCCTTCGAGTTTGAACGAAACGTTCATGGTGTTCTCCAGAGTGAAGTTTCGGGCCTGCAAATGCAGGCCCGATTGCTGCGGGTGTTACGCGACTTTCCCGACCGGGAAGCCGTTCTTGAGTTTCACGTTGAAGTTGGCGTCCTCGAGCTTGAGCTTGAGGATGTTCGCGCCCTTCGTTGCCGTAACGCCGTAGCGGCAGCGGAGCGTGTAGGTGTGGCCGTCGAGCTCGATGCGGCCGAGGAACTCATCCTCGCCGACTGGTGCGGCGGCTACTTCGGTGACCCGCTTCCAGGTCCCGAATTCCTTGAGGGTGAAGTTCCAGGTGTTGTCGTTGAAGTAGCCTTGAACGAAGAGCTCTTGGCCATTGCGGGTGCAGAGCGCGCCCTTCACGACAGGGTTGGTTGTGGGGCCGGACACGCGCCGCGCGTGGCCGAGCCCGGGGTAGTGCTTGAACTGGGCCTCAGGTGCCGGTGCGGGTTCGGTCTTGGCCGCGAGCAAAGCTTCGAGTTCGGCGATACGGGCAGCTTGGGACTTGAGTGTCGGTTTCATGACGAATCTCCTAAATGGAAAGGTAGTTGTGAAACAACGAGCGGCCTTGGACTGATGGAGCTACGGGGCCGAGCCCCGGAGCTCCTCAGTCCCTCAGCCTCTAGGCCGCCGCGATCAGCGTGGCCTGGGGCCCGACGATGCGCGGCTTCGCAGCGCGTTGCGCCGCGTGACCTTGCTTCGTGCCCTCGATGATCTCGAGCGCACCGTTCTTCGTGGCAACGATCGCGTCCGCGACGCTGTCCACGGCCTTGACCTCGGTGCGGCCGAGCCACAGCCCGAAGCGGTAACAACGCGAAGTGGTGTTCATCTACGTCTCCTTAGCGAGTGAGTCCCTACGGAGTAGAGAAGCTCAGAAGCCAAGAGGCTGAGCGCGAAGGCCGCAGCTTCATCGCGGCCGAGCGCTCGAGCGGCGAAAGCATTCTTTTTTCGGAGCGCGGCGATCGAAACCGAACGAGGGTCGGGGTTTCGCGCCGCCACGGAGGGAGAATCGTCGCGCGGTAGTGCGCTCAGTTTCTAGGTTCCTTTTTGACCGGGTCTCTTGGCCTCCAAGCCTCGAAGAGACTCCTTTTTCGAGACTCCGCGGGTCCCATCGGAGTTTGGCGGCCGGGGCCCCCAAGCCCCAGGACCGCCAAAACCAGGTTTCTGTGCCGAAAATGGCATGGTGCGTACCGTCCGCAGGTGGTACAATGTGTCGATGCCTCGTCTCGTCGCCGTCAGAGAGCCCGGCTTGACCGAGCTCCAACTCAGGTACGTGCGGGCTCGGGCCACCGGGCTTAGCCAGACCGCTGCCGCGCGGGCTGCGGGCTATTCTGTGCCCGAGGACGCAGCCAAGAACCTCGAACGGAACCCACGCGTGCGGGCCGCGGTGGAGGAAGAGCGCCGGCGGTACGCGGATGTGGCCGACATGACCCGCCGCGAGGTCATCGAGGGCATCAAGGATGGGATTCTGGCCGCGAAAGCGGTCTCGGACGCGGCCTCGATCATCCGCGGATGGGCGGAAATCGCGCGGATTTGCGGTCTGAACGCCCCGGAAGTCAAAAAAGTCGACGTTTCTGTCACGGATACGTCAAAAATCCAGCGTTTGGAGTCCATGAGCGACGAAGAGCTCATGCAGCTGATGTCCGGGCGCACCTTGGAGGTCGCGTATGACGCAGAAACTGCCGAGTCTGGACCCACGGACGAATCTGGACAAGTTCAACGCGGGGCTGGAGCGGAGGAAGAAGGCGAACGAGGCCCGGAATGCTCGGGAGGAGAAGAAGAAGAAGGCTGCGCAGGCGGAAATCAGTGCGCCGGCCCGGAAAGCCGGGTACGAGGCGTACCTGGAGCTGACGAAGGACGAGCGGGAGTTTCAGAAGCGGGTGACGTCGGCGAAGAACGAGCTGGTTCGGGCGGAGGCGAAGAAACAGCGGGCGGCGGAGAAGAAGAAGCAGCGTGAGCTGACCGAGGCGGAGCTCGCGGACAAGGAGGCGGCGAGCCGGATTCTGTCCCGCAGGCGCCTTCTGCCGTTCATCCAGCGGTTCAACGAGGACTACGAGGCGGGGTGGGTCCACATGGACATCTGCCGGCGCCTGGAGCGGTTCAGTGACCAGGTTGCTCGGCGCGAGGCGCCCCACCTGATGCTCCTGATGCCCCCGCGGCACGGGAAGAGCGAGATCGCCTCCCGGCGGTTCCCCGCCTGGCATCTGGGAAGGCACCCGAAGCACGAAATCATCGCCTGCTCGTACGCCCTGGACCTGGTGACGGCGGAGTTCAGCCGCCCGGTGCGGGAGATGCTCCGGGACCCGGCCTACCACGTGGTTTTCCCGCACACCCGGCTGTCGTCTGACAGCCAAGGCATCGAGAACTGGAAGACGACGAAGGGCGGCGGGTACACGGCGGCGGGCGTCGGCGGTCCGATCACGGGTAAGGGCGCGCACGTCCTCCTGATCGACGACCCGGTCAAGAACGCCGAGGAGGCGGACAGCGAGATCATCCGGGAGAAGCTCTGGTCCTGGTACGGGTCGACCGCGTACACCCGGCGCGCGCCCGGCGCGGGCGTGCTCCTGATTCAGACGTGGTGGCACGATGACGACCTCGCCGGTCGGATCATGGAGGCCATGAAGGGGGTTCCCGGGTACCCGCAGTTCGAGGTGGTTCGGTACCCGGCGATAGCGGACGCGGACGAGTGGGAGGACCCAGACACCTGGGACATCTACCGGTGCGTGCCGGACACCCGGGTAGTGCAGGAGGGGAAGCTCCAGGAGCTCCCCGAGAAGGCGGTGCTGGTCCGGAAGAAAGGCGAGCCGCTGCACGCCGCGCGGTACGGACTCGAGGACCTGCTCAGGATCAAGGCCTCTCTGCTCCCGCGCCACTGGTCGGCCCTGTACCAGCAGAACCCGGTTCCGGATGAGGGGGCGTACTTTTCGAAGAACCAGTTCGTGAACTACGAGCCCGGGCTGGACGTGGCGATCTGCCAGATCTACCAGGCCTGGGACTTCGCCATCACGGAGAAGCAGGCCGCGGACTGGTGTGTCGGCGTCACGCTGGCGCAGGACTGGGAGGGCGCGGTCTACGTGCTCGAGGTCGTGCGGTTCCGGGGCGACAGCTTCCGGATCTGCAAGGAGATCCTCGACATGTATGCGCGCTGGCGCACAGCGGGGCTGGGCGAGCCGGCGTTCGCCATCGAGAACGGGCAGATCTGGAAGGCGATCAAGCCGCTGCTCAAGGTGATGATGATGGACCGGCAGCTGTTCCCGGTCGTCGAAGGGGACGATGTCGAGCTGAACCCGATCACGGACAAGCAGGCGCGGGCGCGCACGCTGCAGGGCTACATGCAGCAAGGCCGGGTGCGCTACCCGACCACTGCGCAGTGGTTCGAGCATCTTCAGCAGGAGTTGATCCGTTTCCCGAACGGGAAGCACGACGACCAGGTCGACTCGCTCGCGTGGGCGTTCATTCGCTTGGCGCGCGGTGCGCTGCCGCCGAAGCCCCGCGAGCGGTACCGTCGGAAGACGGAGCTAAC